CTCTGCTAAAACGTGAATTACTTCGGGAACGCGGTAACTTTGCTCTAAAACTTCGGCATCACCGGACAAGTTGATGAAATGGTCAACGTCCGCGCCAGCCCAGCGATAAATAGCCTGATCGTCATCGCCTGCCACGTACATCCGCTCAGACTTTTCATCCAGCTTATGAGCAATGTCCCACTGCAAGGGCGACAGGTCTTGCGCTTCATCCAGAAAGCATATCTTCAGCGGGGGCATCAGATGGTCAGCTTCCTTGGCAAAACGCATAATCAAGTCTGTAAAGTCCATCAGGCCAAAGGTGCTTTTGTAGTTGGCGTAAGAGTCCGCTACATACTTCACTTCCATCCACGTGAAGTTGACGTTGGAGTGGTTGTACTCATGCTCCAGCGCGGTTTTCTTGGTCTTTGACAGGTTGATGAGTTGCAAGATGGGGTGATCTGTAGCCTTAAACGACACATCCTCGTCATCGCTGGCCGAGCTACTTAGGTTAAAACCTATGGCTTGGGACAACTCTTTGTAATTCTGCAAACCCATCAACTCAGTTTCTTTGACGCCCATCAGCCGATATGCGAGAGAGTGGATGGTGCGAAAATACGGCAGGTCCTTGTCAGGGTCCAGTTCAAACCGCTTGGCGGCACGTTCTTTAGCCTCTGTCGCCGCTTTACGGGTAAACGCAAAGAAGCCCACCTGTGAGGGCGGGATACCTTTGTCGAGGGTTTGTTCCACCATGTTCAGCAACGTAGTGGTCTTGCCGGTGCCGGGCGGCCCGAATATCCGGAACATTAGAACGGGTCCGGGGTCCGTGGTTCAAAGCTTTTGGACTCTGGTCCTCCGGTAGGAGTCTCCGGTAAAGGTACGCGCCACACACGTATGGCTTTGCCCTTAATTTTTAACTGCACAGCCTCGCCATTGATATCCCGCAGGCGCTGGGCCACTTTATGGGTCTTAAACTCACTGAAGCGGTTTTTACGCAGGAAGCCTTCAAAGTCCTTGAGTCTGAAATGGACGGCCTCGCCCTCTTCGTCCACCCATGGGCGGCGGAGCAAAATTTCTTCTTTGTCTTCGGCTTTTTGTGTAGAAGTGCAGAACTCGTCCAAGAACTCGTAAAACTGTCCATTAATGCTGGCGTCTTCGCTCACCTCCATGATGGCCCCGTCTGTTTCAGCCATTTCCTTCATAAGCTGGTTAATGCGGCCCTCCCACCCGCGGCGGGGCATCGTCTGGGGCATGAAGTTAAGCTGTTCGATACAGGCTTTCTGGAAGACGGTCTGGTTCTGGAGCGCGTCAGTGTCCAGTTCCAGCGGTACACCGTTCACGTCTAGGAACCATACGGGCGGGATGGAGTTGTATTTGCGTAGGTTTGCTACGGCCATGTCGCTGATAGCGGCTCCAATGCCAAACTTGCGGGTCTGGCATAGCTCACGGTTGCAATAGGGCTGGATGGGCGGCTCAGTGCAACGATAAGCGTAATCTTTGCGCTCTAATTGTTTTACGACAATGTTTACCTCATTTAGAGGCAACGGCGGGTCAATGTAGCTCATGTTGTGGTGGAGAATTTCGTCCTGCCACGTGTCGGGGTAAGCTTTTCGCAAGTACACCCCTATGCTGAAGAGTCCGTTGTTGCGGCCCCCTTCACTGATTTTCTGAGAACATAAGGTCTGGAGACAGGGCGGGCCGTCCACAATCGCTGTTCCTTCGACGGTAGCCTGCGTGAGTGCTTGTAGTTGCTCTGGGGTCTGGACGTGCGCGGCATGTAAACCAAAGAACTCCTGCAATGTCGCGGCGGACCCATCATCGTTAAAAGCGTAACGTAGCCCCTCTTCCGCATTGAAATACGGCATATTGAGGAAGTTACCGATATCGCCTCGGTCGAGAAAAAGTTTGATTTGCTTCGGAAATATCTCGCTACCGCCGTAGCCCAGCCCACTAGCTAGATGCTGAAGTGTGGACTGCATGATCTTGGCGGTCACCCAATCGGTGCAGAAGATGAAGCAGTGTGCGCCTCCGCTTTTGGACCGACAGACTACCAGAGGGATCTGAGTGTGGCGAATCCGCTCCACCAACTTTGCATGGTCCAACGGGTATTCATCTATATCGATGCAACCCCAAATGCACTTGTCGTCCTCGTTGATCGGGATGATCCCGATCCCTGCCCCTTCTCCAGCCAAATGTTGCTGGAAATGCTCCGTGGTGCGTGGTTCGCGAATGACTCGCGCTTTACCTTGTGATTTGCCATTAGAGCTTGTTCTGTCGATTTCAAACGTGCCATAGGCTTGTTTGAGGCCATCAAATATGACCGAGAAACGATCTGCATCAGACATTTTTTATTCGCCAAAGTTAAGGGGGCCGAAGCCCCCGTTTTCCTTAGAAGGGTGCGTCTTCTCCTGCACCCGCGCCATCGTCGGTGTGTTTGACTTCAACCTCACCGCGCAGAATGGATTCGGAAAACTCTTTGGCTTGCTTGTAGTGTGCGCCGTTTTCGACGACACCTTCCAAGCTGATGTCCCAGCCATGCCAGCTACCCTTGCTGTTCTCTTCAGAGACAGTCTTGAGCAGATAAATGTGGCTGAAACGGGGTGGTGTGAACGGGCCGTTCTTGCCCACCAAAGTGCGCTGGGCAATTGTGGAGTTCCACCTTCGGCTTTTCTTCAACTGCGTAGACTTCATCGGTATCAAGGCAGTCGAGGTCGTGCCGTCCTCTTCAAGAATGACTACGAAGTGCTGGTGTGTTTCCTCCAGATACGTGCCATTCCCACCCACGACATAGTCTTTATTGTCGTTGGGGTCCCGCTCGACTTTGGGCAGAGTGTCCTCCGGCGTGTAAATATTTACAGGAGCGCCACTACCAGTGCCCCGAGGAGCCCACTCAATAAAGCGCCGCTGATAAGCACTTGGTATGACACGAATACCTGTTTTACCCGAATAGACCGTATTCGATACGGTATTGAGGATATCGCCTGCTTTCGCGTCGTCCAGATCATCCAGCACCGGGTCCTGACGGCTAAGAAGCTTGAGGAAAGGTAACGCCAGATCGTCTTGGCCCAAGTTTTCAAGGCCGAGATTGGCGTCCTGTTCAAAGATGTCCGGGCTAAACGGTACGATTTCATTAGCCTCTTCCTTCTTCTTTACTGCTTTTGATGCACTCATGATTTGCTCCTTGCAATCTTGGCCCGCTGGCCTGTGTACGCGCCGAAAAGGTCCATGGGGAAAGAGTCCCCATTTTCCACCCGCTCTTTGACCCACGCTTTCAGCGTTTGCGCGTGGACCTCGGTTTTTTGCTCTGGGATGTAACCCATTCGCTGTGCCGCTTCCATGAAGTCCACGGCCTGTTGGTCTTCGCCGCGGGCAAAGTTACAACTGACTGTATTCTTTATGATGTCCCCGTAATCGTTATCTCGGAGCCATTGGAAGGCGTTTTCACGGTCGGCCACTTTAATGTGGGCACCGTAGGTCGCCTGTACGGTCACTTTGGAACCATCATCGAGTTCGATGGCATTGAGGCCGAGTTCCGCCAGCATGGCTGGTAGGTCCTCGTCGGTCAGCTTCAGGAGGTCACGTTTGGCCTCTTTCAGCTTGTCATCAAGTTGCGCCACCAGATCTTCTTGATTACGGATTGCCCGTGCGATCTCGGCTACACTACTCAAGCCAGTGTTATCCATCTTCTCGATGGCGGAAGCCGTGGCTTGGTCGGCTTCCATATCTAAGAGCATCTCGCTCATTGCATCTCCTTTCGTGGTTAGGCCCTTTTTTGAGGGCTGGACAGCCAGCGTACCATCGCATATTATTGCAGTCAACACGTAGAGGGCCTATATGTACACTTTCGCGACACAACCTTACGAACATCAACAACAAGTTTTTAATGATTCGTGGCAACGGCCTTACTTTGGGCTTTTCATGGAGATGGGTACAGGAAAGTCCAAGGTCGCCATTGACACGATGGGCGCGCTGTATGAGGCGAAGGAGATTAACACAGCTTTAGTCATTGCGCCCAAAGGTGTCTTTGATAACTGGGTGAAGAAAGAAATACCCGCGCATTTGCCCGAGCGTATCCAGACAAAAATCGTCAAGTGGCAACCCAACTTCACCAAGAAGTTTCGTGAGGCAATACGCGAGATAGCTGACCCAGAGAAGCGTGAGCCGGGGTTCCTGCACATTTTGGTGATGAACACAGAAGCGTTCAGTACCGCTAAAGGTGCAACAGCGGCGGAGCGGTTTGTAAAGCTTAACCCCAACTGCATCACCATTCTGGATGAAAGCACGACGATCAAGAATAAGGGTGCCCAGCGGACAAAGAACCTGATCAAGATAGGTCAGGCGTCCAAGTATCGACGCATTCTGACAGGCTCGCCCATCACTAAAAGCCCCATGGATTTGTTTAGCCAGTGTGCGTTTCTGGAGCAAGAGGCGTTGGGCTTCAACAGCTTCTATGGCTTTCAGGGCCGGTATGCGGTAGTTCAGCGCAGGAACATGGGGCCGCATAGTTTTAACGAGATTGTCGGATATCGTCGCTTAGATGAGCTTGGCGAGAAGCTGGACCGGTTTAGTAGCAGGGTGCTAAAAGAAGAGTGCCTTGATCTACCGGACAAGGTATACCTGCGGCGCGAGGTCAATCTAAGCAAAGAGCAGGTGGTGGTGTACAAGCAGATGCAGGATTTGGCGCTGGCACGGCTGGAGAAAGGCGAGTTGGCTACCACAGCCTCTGTCCTGACACAGATCATGCGGTTACAGCAAATCTGTTGTGGTCACCTGCAACCAGACGAAGGACCTCTACAACCCATAAAAAACAATAGGTTACCGGAACTTCTTGATGTAGTTGAAGAGGTGCAGGGCAAGGCAATTATCTGGGCGACTTGGACTTATGACATCCACGCCATCGAAGAGGCGTTGGCTAAAAAGTACGGTCCGGGGTCCGTGGCCAGTTATTTTGGAGAGACGGCGCAGGAAGACCGGCAAGATACCATCGAACGCTTCCAAGACCCTGATTCAGAGCTACGGTTCTTTGTTGGTCAGCCCCGCACTGGTGGCTATGGCATTACGCTAACAGAAGCCAACACCGTCATCTACTTCAGCAACAGCTACGATCTGGAGATTCGGTTGCAGTCCGAGGACCGCGCCCACCGTATCGGCCAAAAGGACACCGTGACCTATGTTGATCTGGTCAGTCCGGGGACAATAGACGAAAAGATCCTGTCGGCGTTACGGGACAAGATCAATATCGCTGGTGATGTACTGGGCGAAAGCGCCAAGGATTGGCTGATTTAAGCCGGTCTATCCCGCATCATCATTTCAGAGGCAAGCATCCCAATATCGTCTTGAGGACCTAACACTCTTGCGGCCCGCTGAATAGACTGCGGTGTTGCTCTTGCCGCCACTGGCGGTGGTGTAGGCGGTGGTGTGGGCGCTTGTGCGACAGGAGGTGGTGTAACTTCTTCTCTTTCGGCCCGCATCTCATCACCAAAGAAATAACGTAGGGCTAACTTACCGCCCTCAAATTCCACGATCGCACGGGCTATGTCGCGAACTAAAAATTCGGGCACTTTCCTGTTTCTGGGTACACCCGTCCTTTGCTCCATGAACCGGATGTAACCTTCTGTGTCATTTTCTGACGGAGGTGCATACTTGGTTATGAACTCACCCAAGGTCAGACCTCGCGTTTGCGTATCGAGGACAATCTGACGGGTCAAAGCATTCAGACCCTGACCGGGGGTAGAAAAAGATGCAAAGCCCTCTAAGCCCTCTTCTGCTCCGGGCTGTCCCGCCATTCGTAGATTGCCGGGGTTGTTGTTCTTGATTGACAACGGTGCATCCAACTGTTGATCTATGGTCAGGGCACCTAGTTGCTGGGCAGGAACTCTTCCCGCACCAGCAAGCTGTCCTTCCATCGCTTCAAATTCGCGCCGAGTGTCTAACGGGGTGCCGCGAGGTTCAGGTGAAGACAGATTAGTTGGGCGCTGTGCAACACGGGCCATGACCGGGTCTGGCGCAGGCTGTGCAGTAGGACGCATTGCCTCCATTTGTGCCGCCGCTAACTCAGATACTAAGTTAGGTTCCGCTTGTGGTGCAGGCTGTGGTGCGGGTTCCGGTGCAGGTTCCGGTGCAGGCGAAACAGTTTCTTGCTCTACAAGAGTATCACTATCTGCTCCACCAAGCGGGATTGTTATATCACCACTATCTGACGGAAGAGCGTCTACCTCGCCACGTATACCGGATGTATAAAAAATTGCAGGAAGAGATCTAAAATACTGAAGTGCCTTTTTTTCGTCTTTAGGCACTCTCGCTAATAAAGCTTGAGTTACTTCCGGGTCCAACAAGGCTTCGGTAAAAATGTCCTGTATTTTCGCCTGTGGCGCGTTCAAACCAAGCTCCGCTGTAGCGTTTGAGGTGGTTTGTGCCACAGACATTGAAGCTCCCGGTATATTACCGGTAATACCCTTGAGCCGGTTAAGCCCCACATTACCAATTATAGAGCCAAAAGCTCGAATCAATATGTTAGATACTAAAGCGCCTTTATCAACCAACTTTTCAATAGATTGTGGGCCGTAGTTTCTCATCACCTGCTCAATGTCCGCAGATTGATTAATCAACGTCTGATAGTCTTCAAACGATTTTTTTGTAATAAAGTTCTTTTCTTCTAGTAAATCTGCAACGGAGGGGACGCCGCTACCTTCTTGGCCGTCAATAGGCTCAAACAAAAACTCTCTGAATTTAAGAAAATTGATTTTGTCCGCAGGGTTCCTTCCTCCCGCGTAAATAAATGCAGAATCTAATACAGAGTAAACTAAAGCTTTATTTACTTGATTTCTAAACTCGGGACCCCTGTCACTTGTCGTAACCGATCTAATTTCATCAAGCAACTGAGTAAAATTTCTAACGGGGTTATCTGGGCGATTTCCGGGCACCCCTAAAATTGTTTTGATTCTTTTACCGGGGTTGTCATAAACCCCTTTAAATTGTTGCAACACGAATTGCTCATTAAGAGATTTCGCAAGCCGCTCTTGCTCCGCAAGCAAATCTTTAAATTCTAATCGTCCCTGTATGGCGTCTTTGATGTCCTCAAAAACTTCTGGAAATAGTTCGCCTAAAGCTTCTTCATTATCATTGATAAAAGTTTGCGCTTTTGTGGGATTAACCATGTTATATGTGGGTGAAGCAGGGTCACGATCTATGGCTTTTCTAAAAAACGCCAAAAGCATATCGTTTTTACCCGCCTGATATGTACCGAGGCGGCGGGTCGCTGATTGAGAAAGCTGTTCAAGTTCTTCCTGCGTTAAATTTCTACGTACATCAGCAAAAATAGGTGAATTTATAAAGTTTATGGCATCTTCAATTTGGTCAATTTTTATAGAAACTTCATCGGAACTGCCTCTAAAAACATGTTGTAAAGCAAGCTTGGGTTCAATTCTCATACCACCCTTAGCGTCTTTTTGCCGTAAATCACCAACAAATGTGCGCGTGAAAACATCATGTTTCGCTCTGTTAAAAGCATTAGCTTTACGCAACAAAATCAAACCAGCCTGAACGCCTTCTAAATTTTGTTCTTCCAGACTTTGTAAAAGAGCCTCAAAAGATTGATACGCCTCTGGCCCTTCTCCCACCAATGAGCTTCCGCCAGACAAAGCTTCCAAGTCGCGAACAATGCCTTCCTCTACCACGCTCATGTGATAACTCTCAGCGGCCAAATTTTGATTTACGGTGATACGGTTTGCTTTACCTAACCGTCTCCGGTAATCCAGAAGCTGAGACAGCGAAAGTTCTGTTGCCTCTTGGCCCGTGAGTCGTGCGCGAGCATCCGCAACCCGAAGGCCAATCGCATCAAACTCACCCTGCGCTGTAGCCGCAGAGATTAATTTACGGATATACGCGGCCTGACCCTTTATGTCCCGTGTTTGCGTTACGGCGGTCACTTCGCCCAACTCGTCCCTTAATATTGTAATTTGTTCTTGTGCAGGAAGACCTTCTATACGAGCTAAAAGGGGCTGTAATCCGTCTTCTACTCGAGGCGGAAGAGTATTCAAGTATGATCTAGCCTCTCTTCGGAGCCCTTCTAAAGTCTTGAAGGCGTCATCTTCGATACTGCGAAGTCGGTTCAAATTAGCCTCCAAGTTGGAAGCATCCGGACTAATTTCTTTAAGTATTTCGGAAACAACGGGGGGCAATGACGTGACGCCGTCATCTTGAAGCTGTCTAATAGCTTCTAAAGTAAAAGTTGGTTGAATGTCTTGGCCCGCTAACCGCTCCTTTGCGCGGTCATACAGCATGTTAGTGGCTGAATTTACATCTTCCAAAGCTTGATCAACATACGTAACCAATAATTCACTTTGAGTTTTTCTGCGTAGTGGTGTTTGAACATTTTGAGATCGTGTAATCGCCGCTTCTTTTGCCGCTTCTAACCGGTGAGTGATGCCGGCAGAAAAAATAGCTTCTTGTATTTGCGCGGCTTCGGCTAAAGCTTCAGGGTTGCCTTGAGCTTGCCGTAAAAGTTCGTCCATTAAACGACCGGCAAACAACTTAAAGTCTTCATAAAGTTGATCAGACAACTCTCCAAACTCACCGGCCCCCTGATTTGTTTTTCTTAAACCCCTATCTAACGCCTCAAGGCCGATCAAAGGGTTTATTTCTTTTGTAGTGCCCGCTCCTGTTGCAATGTCTTTTTTTACCCCAGCGGTTCTTTGAGCCACGGTTAAAGGAGGTACTATGAGTTGTTGGCGAGACTCGGGTAATTCCCTGTTTACTTTATCCACCAATTTTTCTATTGGCGAATCGTTTAACGCTTCTTGAAGATCGGCTAAAAAAGTTTCTCTATCAAATTCAACGTCAGCGTATTTAGCATCAAGAGCTTCTAGTGACGCTACAATTTGTCTGCTTGCAGAATCCTCTCTACCCTCTCTAGAAAAAACATTTTTGAGCGTTCTTAAAAACGCCCCCACAGTTTTGTCACCTACAAAAGTTGCAATCCTTGTTGTAGGGATCGCACTAGCGCCTACCTCAAAGCCAAAACGAGTTAAAGGGTCGTAAGGGTCAATTTTTTCGGCCTGATAGGCGCCGATAGCGGGAGCGACGGACGCAAAACCAGCTTTGACAACCGCACCGGCTTGTTGCCCAACTGTTTCAGGGCGTCCTAAAGGTCGTCCTATTGCTTGGACTAAACCTTCCGTGCCCCTAACAACTTTTTCAGCAAGTTTGCTAAAACTTCTTTTATAACCGGGGGCCATATTTTCAATGTTACGTGCGATAAAATCCGAGCCAAAATCAACAACGCCTTGTTTGACTACGCCGCCTAGTGTCAACAAACTTAATAATCCACCGGTATATGTTCTTGCCGCTTCTACTTCTGCTCTTTGTGACGGCAACGGCTCAGAAGGATAAAGACCTTCGTAATCAGTGAGTCCTGTGGGGTCCCCGCGGAGAATTATTTCCCCCGGCACATAACTAAGGGTGCTTAAACCCAAAGCACCTAAACCACCTCCAACTATTCTGGCGGGGATGGGACCCGGTGTTTTTGCAAAGCCCATCACCGCACCTTTCGCAAAACCCAGACCTACCGGAACATCAACGAACATAGCCTGCGCCGCGCCTCTTTTTCTAGGATTTGCTTCGCGGGCATAGGCTCCATCACTTAATTGCTCTAACAAAACTTCATTTGCAAAAAGGTCTAAGGATTCCGGTGAAACATTTTCTTTTGCTACTCCAGCGTCAGTTATTTCTTTTAAACGTGCCTCTCTTATTTCAGAAAAAGCAGGGCCATAATCAAAGCCTTTTAATCGGGCAAGTTCCTTATTTATTTCACCTAAAGGGACTTGGTCCTCAAGTGCGGCACCAATATCAAACCGGAGCATTTTAGGGGCACTTTCGCCACCTAAAACTTGGTTAGATAGGACATCCAGACTTTGTTGATTTTCAGACATGGTTTTATATCACCCGCTTACTTCTTTAATGTACTCACTAAAATCAATTTGCGTGGGTGTAGCTCTTGGGTTTTCTAGTGGCTCAAGAACGTCCCGCGTCAGCGCTTCCACATCAATATTTTCTGCCTGCTCTTTGGTCAGACCGGATATCCCCGTAGGGATGTCTCGTCCAGCGGGGCCAAATTCATAGTTTTGATACAACGCGTTTAGCAGTTTTTCTAGCTGTATGCCTTGCATAAGTCGTCTACGAGTCGCATCTAACGTGCTTGGCCTATAAAGCTGTGAACGTCTTATAGTTTCTTGAAGAACTTTTAAATCTTCTCTAATGATGTTCCTGTAATTTTTAAGTTTGTTTTTGGCATCATTATCAATTTGTAGTGCAGAAGCGTTTGGCAGTTGTTCAACTAAACGCTCATATTGTTGTTGTAGCAATCGGCTCTCGTCCGGAGCGCCCGCCACATAACGATCTACACTTTGCATTGCAGATTCCAGCATTCTTCTCGCTTCTGGGGCATCACTAATCGTTGTATCAGCGATTTTAACGCCAAAGATATCTGCAAAACTTCGAGCAACCCCGTCTATCGTGACGGTCAAAGCAGAGGGAATACCCGTTCCGGCTTCTATGTCTATCTTTGCGGCATCATTAATTCTATCCGTAACATGTTCAAAGAGTGCCCCTGTAGAGGCGGCCCCGTCCGCAATGTCGTTTGCTATGTTTTCCGTGTCTCTGAGTAGACCCTCTTTATAATCTGCGTTTTGTTCTCGGAAAAGTTGTAACGCTGTGGGGTCATTAATCAAACGCACAAAGGGCTGTAAGTGCACCGGAACACTTCTTTCTGCATAACCGGTTTGTTCGTTAAACTTTTGAATTGAAGCAAGGTCTGTTAAAGCCCGTAAAGCTTCTTGATCTCTTTCGCCAAGAAGGCCTCTTACCAAACTTTGAATATTTTCGGGCTGATTTAATCGTTGTTGTGCTTGACCGGTTAAACCACTTCCGTAATCACTGGTTGTTTTTGTATCTGTGACACTGCCACCTAAGTTGTCAATGGCATTTTGATATTCTGCAAATTGCGTTCTTAAATCATAGGTTTGTCTTTCTCCGTTAGCAAATTCAACAGTCACAGCATCTTTAGCTGTGCCTCCCGAGATAAGAGCGTCAATTGCCGCTATGCCTCTCTTTAAATCAAGGGTTTGTTGCGCTCCGGCTTGGCTAATACCCGCCTGAAGCGCACCTAAACGCAGTTGTTGATCTTGCGCTCGAAGTGCATCTCTACGGTCTTGGGACTGTGCCGCAATGGCTGAAATTTCTGCGGCGGTGGGCTCAAATGCAGATCCTATTTGCGATACAAGTGAGCCGCTTGTGCCACGGTCACCTGCCGCTAATCTGAGGCCACCACGCGCTAAAGAAAGTAAAACTTGCGCTTCATCCATCTCCTTGCGTTCTTGTTCTTGTTGCGCCCGACCTTCTAGGCCGATTTCTTTGAAAAGAGGCAACAAAGACTCATATTGAGTTTGAACCTCTGTGCCAAAATTAAAGTCACCACCACTAAGAAGTTTTGCAATCTCGGAACTACTTAATTGTCTAAAAGAGCCTGACGGTGCCGTGGCTGTAGGAATACTAGCGTCCTGCAAAAAAGCTACTTCACCGCCTTGTCTAAAATTTTGTGGAGCAGGGGCCTCCGGTGCCCCTGCCATCATCAAGCTTCCTACCCCCTGACCCATGTCAGTTGGTTGCCCACCTTCCGTTATCATGTCGATGTCGCCGGTAAGTTGTTGCATCAGGTTGCCAATCCCGCTGTTCATGGCCCCCTCTTCCGTCATCATGATGACCGGCTGGACCATGGCCAATACGGACTCTGGCGTCTGGTCCGCGTCCCCTTGTCCGACATAATCGGCCAGTTCATCACGGCGGGCGTCCAGTGGCATCTCGTTGCCTCTGAACGCGTTAATTAATTCTTCGGTGGACTGCGCGGCGTCAATGCCCTGCATCATCTGCTCGGCGTATGCCTGCCCTAACTCTTGCCCTTGCGCCGCAGATGCCTGCTCCACCTGTTGCAACATAGCCGCCTCTGGCGGTAATTGCTGTGCGGGAGAAGCCATATCCTGCGGCATGGGCTGTGCAGGACCGCCCATCTGCCGAAATAATGGTCTGTTATATACACTCATAGTTTTTAACCGTCAAAGAGTCCTATTTTCTTGGCACCAGCGGCGGCGCTCAACCCAGCGATACCCAGACCCGCAACTTGCTGGAACATAGAGGGGTCTTGTGTCTGAGACATTTGTGTTACTTGTTGCGAGGACGGTGTGCCTTTATACACGTCACTCAAGAAAGCATACTGTTGATAGGGGAACTGTTGCAGTTGTAGGTTGCTCTGCCGCTGTGCGTCTAATATGGCTTGTTGCAGAGCCTGATCCCGCGCACCAAGAGCTTCCAGAGTCTTAACATCGCCAAGGTTTAGCTGTTGTTGCAACTGACCCAGACCGGCCTGCTGAAGGCCCCTGTTAGCCAACTCATTGCTCAACTGACCGCCTGTCTGGGCCAACGTGCCGAAGCCTTGACCCATCTGGGCACTAGCTTGCCCCAAAGATTGAAGCTGACCAACGTCTGCCTGACCCAGTTGACCAAACTGAAGGCCCAAGTTACCCACCTGTTGGGCTTGTTGCAAACGTCGGGCCTGTGCGGCTTCAAAAGATCGTTGTGCGTCTTGGCTCGCCTGCTGGAACCCAGCCAAACGAAGTTGTGCCGCGGTCCGTGCTTTCTGTTCCTCTAACGCACGGTTCAGTTCACCCTCGGCCACGGCTTGTCGGGAGCCACCAAAGGCCCCCGTAGCGGCGGCTTGAGCGCCTAACTGTTGTCGTTGTTGCTGACTGCCGCGATCAATGTCAGCCAAAGCCTGCTGAACCACTTGGTCTTCAAACGGGTTCATAAACGCGCCAATGCCGCGTGGGTCAAAGGCCGCGTCGGTCCCAATCAGAGCGTCTGTAGCGGCCTGCTGGTACGCAAAGGGTTGTGCCCTTTGTGCCGCCGCAAGCTGTGCCGCCTGTGACAGGGCCTGTTGCCCCTCACGGGTAGCGCCGAGAGCCTCGGTAAGACCGCCAAAACCATAGGTTTCTGCGTAATCTTCGCTTCTTCGCAACGCATCCAGCGTGTTGTCTACGAAAGGTTGGAACGCTCCTACGCCCTGTGCCGCACGGGCCGCGGCTTGTTGCTGTAAAGGCGTTAGCCCTGCTACCTGAAAGGCGGGAGGTAAAACGGGTGGCGGGGCCTCTTGGCCTACCGCAAACAGGTTTTGATCTACAAAGTTCCGGACAGCGTTTAAAAGTTCAAGGCGTTTTGCCTCTATCTCAGGCGCTTCCTGAATAATCTGGCGAGTAGTTTCAGTAGCCACGTTAAGCGTTCCCCTCAAAGCGGCTCATCATGTTGTACATGTTCCGCATTCCTGCCTCACGGCTACCGTTCCCTGCGCCACGCACTGCCTTGGCCGTCATGACAAACTCGCCATCAGACAGCATAGCGGGGATGTCGTCAGAGGTTTCGGTGCCGGGGCCGCTTATCTTGCCATTGCGGCGAGGGAACTTGCTCGTATCGATGCCACCCCCGTCAGCCGCCGCCATGGAGGGAGCTATGTATGCGCCGGGGGTCGACAACGTATATTGTGAGGGGTACATGTCAATCAGCTTTTGACCCGTCATGCCGCCAAAGGCATCAGGTAGTGGCTCCATTTCGGGCTGGTCAAAAAACCCTGCCGCCGCGCCAATGCCGGTTAAAGCCAGCGCACTGGGGCCAAATCTTGCCATAAGACCCGGACCCGCTTTTGCGGCGGCGGCTTCAACAGCTTTTGCAATAACCGGACCCGCTTCACCTGCTTGAGTAATACTAGTAATATTATAATCTTTAAGCATTTTTGCTAATGTATCCGAGCGAGCCGCAGATACAGCGGCGTCCACTTCTGCAGGAGTTTGCCCTGCACGGAACAGATAATCGGTAACTTTCTCCAGAAATGTTCTATCTGCGTTTTGTTGTATCCCGCTAGAGGCCACCTCGCCAAAGTTAATGCCGCCGGGATCAGAAGAGCCCGTGCCTTGCAAATCGGGAATATCGCTGACGGTTGTTGTGGCGGCGTCACTTGCCGGAACAAAAGGATCAAGTTGTGTTGAAGCTGTTTCTGTAAGCGTAGGTGCTTGCATTTGTGTAAGTTGTGCGGCGGTCGGTCCTTGGGCAAGCTGTGCTTTAGCCGCACCGGGGACAGGAGTCATATCTAGATTCGTGGGAATGCCTCCGGCGGCTGTCTTTGCCTGTCGAGCAAGCTGTGCTTTAGCCGCACCGGGGACAGGGGTCATATTTAGGTTTGTTGGACCGGTCATATTCAGATTTGTCGGACCACCGCTTATGGGTGGAGTCATATCTATATTTGTAGGAATACCTCCGGCAGGAGCGGCACCTTGTTGCACAGCTTCAGCCGCAGTAAGCGCAGGTTGGTTAGTAGCGGCTTGGGCCGCACTTTGACCCGTTATATTTGCAACACCTTGTGTAAACTGATCTACATAACCGCCAGAAAGCCCCGAGGTTATACTTTCTCCAAAGCCTTGTACTCCAGCAGATAATTTAGCACCAAAGCCGCCCGTCGTTTGCCCTGCCGCGCCAAAGCCGTCCATGGCACCTTGTGTTATACCCGCCGTAGCTCCCGCGATTAAGGCAGATTTGAAGGCGTCTTTAAGATTGCCGCCTTGAATTAAGGTGCCAATCCCAGAACCTAAACTTGCGCCTAAAGGGCCAGCCACTATGAAGCCCACAGTGGAAAGAATAATTGGCGCGACTTTCTTAAATACTTTGACCACGCCCTTGACGGCTTTTTTGACGCCCTTGAATATTTTCTTCAAGAAGAACTCAGGCTGGCCTGTGACAGGGTTGATGCTATTTAAATCGCTACCCACGATGTAACGCTCTGGGTCAATGCCCATTTCTCGCATACGTGTAAATAGAGCTTCTTTTAGTTCGGGGTCTTCTTCAAAGACCGCCATGGGAATAATGGTTTCGCCAGTGGCAACGTGCGCTATGCGATCATCTTCTTCTCGCCCAAACTGCGCCAGTTGTTCTGCTGTCGGCTTAACAATGTCATAGTAGTTGTCGGCGTTCAGCGCCTCGTCTGACCAATCTCCAACTGTTGCAGTTAGAAACGACGCAAGGCCCCCTTCTGGGACCTCATATGGCTCTGGACTTCGGGGTGCGGCGGCTGTCATATAACTATCCCATGATTATCAGCGATTGTATCAAAGCCCTTATGAGGTTGATACCGTCACAGAACCTACCGAACCTGTGCCCGCTAATCCGGCAGGATGCGGCTTATTGGCAATCACTATTTTCAACGTGCCATCTTGCTGAAACACTGCGCCAGTTTCTAGGTTGTAGTCATTCTGCTGTAAATTAGTCAAAGTAAGCTCCGTGTGCCGTGCATCGCCGGGGTTGTTGAATAGCTCAAGAAATACAGAGAATGAGCGCACAACCTCCGACATATACGTGGCATCGTATTGTTCCGGTGCCCGTGGAAACTGAGGTAATACTAAGCGGCGTCCGCTCATCTGCGGCCATCCGGGCGCACGTCTAGTCGGGCAGAGCCCAACCGCCATTGCGTTTCAGTGTCAGAGGAGGCTATACGAAGCGCAAAGCTACGGCCTCTCAGACGTAAATGTACCTGATTTGTAAACTGTTCTACAGGGGTAGTTGCAGATCGTGTAACAGTCGCCGCATCCTCTGAATCGTAGTTACCGCCGGGGAAATCACGGACTTTGGTGGTAAAAACGACGTTTGGCGAGGCCGCAGTGGAGTTTTCAAAGGTTATATCGGGGATGAGGCGGCGTATAAAGGCAAACTGCTCACCGTCCGCAAGATCAATCTGGCTAGATTCTATGTGGGCGTTAATAGCAACAGCAGGACTAGAAGTAGCGTCATCCAGACCCAGTTCTTGGAAATATTGCCTGCCATCAGTAAACGTAGCCACCGGGTAATCATTGATGCCACGGTCAACCCAAGCTGTACGCACCAAAGTACCGTAATACCAAGCATTTTCTTGATAATTAAATACAACGTAGCGATCAATTTCATTAGCTGTTGACGACGGGTAGAACCACCAGATTTCGCTGTACGCCGAGTTCGACGCCGCAAAGACCTTTTCCTTTTGTTCACGGTTAAAATCATCAAAAACGTATGACCTTACCGTACAGGGAATACGCTGTACTTGGCCACTAAACACGTAGAACTCTTCAAAGCCCATCCAATACACCACGTCATCGTGTGCAATGGCAGCCAAAGGCGACATGATCGTGGTGTTTTCTGATACCAAGCTGATACCAAAAGTGAAGGGTGGCCCCAAAAACTGCATGGCGTGTAGAGAAACATCCGTATATACAAGGATTTGCTGACGTGTTTCTACCGCCGCCACAATCTCGGAACCCGAGCCAATACGCAGGTCGCCTGCTGTATTAGAAGGCAAGGATTGCCACGTAGTCGGGTCTTCTTGGTCACTGAACCGGATCAACAAAGGGTCTTGGGTGCCAATGGCATTTTCCGCATCGCAGCCAAACGCAATGATGTGCCGGTCGCGGTCAGATACTAATACTTGCTTGGCTATCGTCGGGGTAGTTGAGTCCGCATTGGTGCGGTCTGAAATTGCCACGGCCCGTGAAGACAGTCCCAAGGTCTTATCCCAATAAAAAATGCCCGCATCTCGGACGTTTATAATCAAATCTTCGCCAAAGTTGTCATGTGTCCAGATACGTAGAATGGCGGTCGTGCCGGTCGCGGCGGCGGCGTCACCCCAGCCTTCTCTACCCCACGTTCCCACGCCCCAGCCTGTGCCCCTGACGGAGGTATCCAGACCCGTATTGATTTGATATGCGCCAACCGTAGAGCCACCACCATTACCACTGTCACTGGAGTTAGCTGTGACGGTGGCGTCAGACGTATCTTTGGCTATGATGGTAAAGCTGTTGTCGTTAACAACCGTATCTATGCGATATTCTTGGTTTAAGACTGCCGCCGTAATATTGCCACCCAAGGATGCCGCGCCTGAAAAGGTGACATAGTCTCCTGCCACTGCTCCGTGGGCCGTGTCTGCTACCGTAATAGTTGAAGAACCGTTGGTGGCGCTAAACGTCACATCCCCTGCGCTCGTTGTAGAACGGATAGGCGTAATGTCGTTATAGGTGCCGCCTTCCTCAATGTAGTACTTGAGGTGTGTTCCAAGGCCCATGAACCGTGAGCCGTCGAGCGCGACAAAAGGTTTGAGGGCACGACAAGTGCCAAGAAACGTGCTTTCCGTGGCTCGTTCCCAGCCGCCTATTTTTTCAGGCACCCCAAACCGGAAACGTATTTTATCGCCATCAAACCACCCGCCTTCGTTAGTATATGAGGTCGTTTCGCGATTTATTCCGGGTCTAAATTGTAGTTTTGTTAGGGGCATCTTTGGTTAAAACGTAGATACCGCTACACGTTTCCAAGTGTTTGTGGCCACGCAAATGTACAAATACTCTGTGTCATAAGCTAACTCACCTTTTGTTCCTGAAGCAGAAGAACTTGCGGGGGTTTGTGATGTTTGTATCGTAATGCTGTCCCCGGTAGTGGCTAAGGCGTTAAAAGTTCCTGCACCGGGCGTCGATGCGCCTATGTTTGTGCCGTCTATTTCACCACCAGCTACATCTACCGTAGGTAAAGTAGCGGTGCCCGTAGTGCTTAAAGTAGTAAAAGCGCCTGTGGCAGGAGAATTAGCTCCAACAGGAGTACCGTCCACCGCCCCACCGTTGATGTCAACCGTGGCAAAAGTAGAAGTTCCGCTAGAAGATATGTTACCCGTGATGTTCCCTGTGACGTTGCCAGTAACATTTCCCGTGACGTTCCCTGTCAAATCACCTGTGACATTACCCGTAATCGCGCCCGTGACGTTACCCGTGACGTTACCCGTCAAATTACCGGTAACATTTGTAGCTACAAGATCAACAAACACTTGCGTTACGGTAGCGCCCGTGCCGCCACCATTAAACTTCAATACAACGTCTTTTCCGTTGGCAATCTCAAAATCATTGGAGGCGTTGTAAGTCCCCTGAAAAATAATGATTGATCGACTGCCACTTAAAGAATTGCGAATATGAACGATTTTTTCGGCATTGTTAGGGGTTAACTGTACGTATGCGGTGCCGCCAAGATCACCCCCGTCTGTAAATTCAATGAACTTGTTACGCCCGTTAGACGTGGACCCGTCCGTTATAGGAAGGTCGGTGGGACTACCTGAACTACCTGCAGAGGACAAAGTGACCGAAATAATGCCGTCTATGGCGCTGTCGATCAGATCAAAGTTTGTGTTCGTGGTTGTGCCCCACGTACCTGATTGCTCGCCAGTAGCAATCTTTTCAATACCAAGGTTTGTCGTATATGTACTAGGCATAATGTCCTCGCTACGCCGCTATTTCTACCCAATTGGCAGTCTGATCCGGAACTATGGGGTTCCAAGCAAACGGGGTAACCTGACCCACTTCCCCTGTCGCCGCCACGCCCGTGACCTGAATTTGTATTTCCCCTATTGCACTGGCTACTCCAACCCGGCCCACGGCAAAAGATCCCGTGAGGGCCACATTTACGCCGGTGCCCTGCGTAACAGTGACGGCGCCAACACCACCCGTGGCCGCTATTCCCGTAACTTCTACTTGCCCTGCGGCATCTACGGTGACAGAACCAACGCCACCCGTGCCTGCTATACCGGTTAAGGATACATTGGCAAGACCGGTAACCGTAACAGAGCCCACCGCAGATGTAGCGGCAAGGCCGGTGACAGACGCCCCAACGCCTTGCTCAAAGCTAATCTGAAGGCTGTCATCAGACAGCGTGGCAAACGGCTCTTCAGATAGTGCCAAGCCACCTAGCAGGGAGCCTCCCGCCTCCAACGATGTCATCGGCATGGAGGCCGCTACCCCGGTCACGTTTACTGTTTTACCTTCAACAGCAGCGACAGACCCTACAGAACCTGTTCCGTTTAAACCTGTTACAGATACAGATACAGACTCGTTAAAAACTAAAACGCCGCCAGAAGCGGTAGCCTGAAGGCCGGTGATAACTGCATCGGCGTCACCATTTATGGATACGCTACCGACACCGCTTGTAGCCGCAACACCCGTGACACCCACCGGACCAAACGCAGAAGGGGTGCTAAACGGTGTGGCTGAAAATCCGGTTAAACCAAACATAGGCGTTAGTTAGGTCCGCTTTGAGTGGGCGCTGTCACAGTATACTACCCCTTACTTGACACCGCCTCAAAAATAAAGGCTATGATGCCGCCTGCTATCCCCACTAACACAACAATCCAGAACGATTTAACCATTGCGTCCTTGGCTTCCTGCTGGGCATAAACTTCCCTTTGCCTTTGCTCCTGCACCTCTCTCATACATCTTCTGTACTCTTCAAGCCCCTCATTGCCGTATGCATACTGCAACAGCGTAACTATTTCTTTGCGTTGGTTTTCTATGCGTTTCTTTGCGGCAAACATCTGCGCGGCCTCTGCTTCAACTGACTGAGCAAAAACCACTTGTTTTAGAGGATTTGTGCGTTTTTTCTGGCGCTGACTAGCGTACAAAATGTCTGAGGCGCTTGCTTGCCAACGCGCCACCACGGAAAAGGTATCTTCTATACTTTTGCCCGCCTCAATAAAGGCTTTGACCCCCGCATACGCCTTGGTCGCCGCCGCCGCCGCTGTAATGGGGTCAATCATTTGGAACCTCGTATACTACATAGGGATCACAATACGAACTGAAATACGGCAAGTACCAAGTGTACGTTTGATCCGATGTGCTATTTAGCTCCTTGTATCGACAAATCCGGTAATGTTCTAGCCGTGTTCTACTGCCTATCGCCCATGTATAAGTGTAGGTTTCCAACACCAAATACAGGACGATTGTTTCCACATATTACGCACTGGGATCGACCCAATCTGGGTTTGCTACCCATTTTGGATCAGCACTAGGGTCGTAGGTGTACCGATTGCCTGACCAGTTGCTAGGCGCGTCCGTCACACTCTCAGTCAGCGTGGCATTGCTGGAGTTTAGATCAGCAACGTAAAAGTCCGGTGAAGACGGGTCGCCAACCGTAATCTTGTCAGAACCCATAGCCACAGCCTTGCTGTCCTCAAAAAGATACTTCGACAATTTGGTTGCGTTTTCGGTAATGGTTTTCATGTTTTAGCCCTTTACTAAAATTTCGGTGGATGAAACTGCTGTGCCTGCTGTCACAGATGGCGAGTCGGCACTTGTGCCTATTGTGCCATCAGTCTGTACAAAATACGTTTGCCCTGCCGTCAGGCTGGTCTGTTTGTCGTTAACTGAACCGCCTAACTGAATGGTCGCCAAGCCGTTATCGGTGCAGTCGTTTTCTGCAAAGCCAATAAAGTTTTCTGAGGTAAGGTTTGTGATTGCGTCCGTGTTTTGAAAAATCACACCAGTGCCGTAATTTGAGTTACCCGTATCTGAATACTGGATTGCAACCTTGCTTGCCTTGCTATCAAAACAGCAGCTAATAAAGGAAATGTTTGCACTTTCAAAAACTGTGGCCGTGCCAACGCTGAATCCTGTGCCACTTATCGTTATTGGTACAGCAGTGCCGTAATTTGAGTTACCGCCATCTTCATAGGCGACCACCACCTTATTTGCACTGCTGTCAAAAGTACAGGACGCATATAACGACTCACCACTTTGGATGTCTGCCGCAGAGCCGAATGAAATGCTTGTACCAGAAACCGTGCCAACAATTCCACGGTGATTGTTACCTTCTTGATAACTAATAAAAACCTTACCAGTGTTACTGTCAAAAGTAATTGCTAGATATTCTTTAATGTCGCCGGACTCAAAAGTTGCTGTAGAACCAAACGAGATGCTTGTACCGATAACGGTCCCGACAACAGCCTCGCCTGCTCCGGTTGTTCTATATTCATAAGCGACGACAACTTTGTTGTTAGTAGTATCAAATGTTGCCACATTGTCTTCAGCCCTAGCAGACCTATAGACTACAGGAGTTCCAAAGCTGATTGATGTCCCACTGACTGTGGCCACAACAGCCGTGCCGTAATTTGAATTACCTTGATCTGTGTAGACAATCACCGCCTTGTTATTGGAGCTATCAAAACAAATACCGATCTTCGAGGTAATTGCGCTTTCAAAAACTGCGGCTGCGCCAAAGCTGATACTATCGCCCGAAACCGTGCCGACAATAGCCGTGCCATAGGTTGAGTTGCCGCCGTCTCGATATGCAATTACTACCTTGTTATTGCTAGAGTCAAAAGCGGCTGAAACTTCTGTACCCGTCTGTGCGCTTTCAAAAACTACTGGAGTACCAAAAGAGATCGTTGTTCCACTCACAGTTCCTACAACAGCAGTGCCGTAACCACTGTTGCCGTAATCGCTATAACAAAAAACAACTTTGTTGTTATTGCTATCAAACACGCTCGCGTGTTCATTGGAGTATGCGGCAGTGCTAGTAAAGACTACAGGGGAGCCAACACCTTGGGTAACGCTCGTTTGGACGATTTGAGCTACGTCACCGTCAGCCTCAACAACTACAGGTTTTCCAGCAGTGATCGCACCCTCCGCCGTCAACTCAACCGTGCTGGCTGGCACATTAAGCTGTCTGCCTATATAGCTCATATCAGCCCTTCACTATCAGTTTGGTGGATGTAACAGCCGTGCCAGCAGTAACGCTAGGGCTATCCGCTGACGTTGCTATCGTGCCATCACCTTGCACAAAGTATGTCTGACCTGCCGTCAGGCTGGACTGTGTGGTGCTGACGCCGCCCTTGATTAGCACGGTGGCTGTTTCCGTGTCAGACGCCGCGTACTCTGCAATACCAATAAAATTTTCTGAGGTGAGATTTGTGCTAGCGGGGCGAACTACAACAGCGGTTCCGTACTCAGAATTTCCACCGTCTCTATAAGCGATGACAACCCTTTCGGCGTTAGCATCATAAGCGGCCGCGATTTTGTCAGAGTCCGTGCTGTCAAATACCGCTGGTGATTCAAAACTAATAGAATTTCCACTGACTGTTCCAGAAACGAAAGTGCCATAGCTAGAATTTCCTGTGTCTTCATAGGCTATAAACACTTTTTGGTTTTTAGAGTCGTAAACGGCTGAGAGAAAGGGAATGTCTGCACTTTCAAATACAGTTGCACTGCCAAAAGTGATTGAAGTCCCGCTTACCGTCCCAACAACAGCGGTCCCGTAGTTAGAGTTTCCACCGTCTCTGTAAGCTACTACAATTTTTTGAGCGTTAGAATCATAAACGGCAGACATATACTCACTCTTCGCGCTTTCAAATACAGCCGCACTGCCAAAACTGATAGATGTCCCACTCACTGTCCCTACGATGCCGGTTCCATAGTCAGAGTTGCCATTATCTCTGTACAAAATGACCACTTTTTGGGCGCTAGCATCGTAAACGGCTTCAACGTCATTAGTATTTGCGCTTTCAAATACTGCGGCACTACCAAAACTAATCGACGTACCACTAACTGTTCCCACTATGGCGGTTCCGTAGTTGGAATTTCCAACGTCACGAAAAGCTATGACCACTTTTTGAGCATTGGAATCGTAGGCCACTGAAGGAAAGTCAATAAACGCACTTTCAAAAACTACCGCTGTTCCAAAGCTAATCGAAGTCCCGCTTACTGTTCCAACAACTGCTGTGCCGTACTGAGAATTTCCGCCGTCGCTATAGACGATAACCACTTTTTGAGCATTGGCATCATAGGCGGCATACATATAAGTGGAAGTCGCGCTTTCAAATACTGCGGAACTACCAAAACTAATGGATGTATCGCTGACAGTGCCAACAATTGCGGTCCCGTAATCAGAATTTCCCCTGTCTCTATAAGCTATCACGACCTTTTGAGCGTTAGAGTCGTAAACAACAAAGGGATCAGCGAGTTCAGAATTTTCAAAAACGGCAGGTGTGCCAACTGCCGCCGCCGATGTAGCGACTTGAGCTACATCACCGTCAGCTTCAACGATTACAGGCTTACCCGCAGTAATCGAACCGCTGGCCTTGGCCTTGAACCTTCTTGGCAAACTGTCACCTATGACCTTCATTCTTTCACCACCAGTTCAGTAGCGGATATGGCAGTGCCAGCCAGAACAGACGGCGATCCTGCTGTGGTGCTAAGTGTGCCGTCAGTCTGAACAAAATATTGCTGGCCTGCTGTCAGGCTGGTTTGATTACGATCTATGCAGCCGACTATGCCAATCGTTGAGTCTTCATTGTCAGAGTAAGTATCGGCGGCGATGCCTATGTAGTTTTCTGAGGTGAGGTTTACGGTAACAGCCGCAAAAACTATTGATGTACCGGCGCTAGAATTTCCCTGATCTCGATAAGCAATGACAAATCGGCCTGCTGTGGAATCGTATGCAACAGCAGTATTTTCAACTTGTGCGTCCTCAAACTCTACAGCGGAATCCCACGATATGGATGTCCCAGACACTGTTCCTACGTTGAGTTTTCCTTTGCTTGTTGAGTTGATTGAATACGCCACAACGAGCTTTCCTCCACCAGCCCCAAGACCCGTCATAGCCTCTGCGGTAGAGTTGTAAACTTGGGCGCTCCCAAAACTTACACTTGTTCCGCTAATAGTGCAGACTTTAGCAGTGCCATAACCAGAATTACCGTTGTCTGCATAAGCAACAACTACTTTTTGTGATGTTGCATCATAAGCCCCCTCTGGGCCTTCAGAACCTAACGCGCTAGACGAGAACTCTGCAATGCTTCCATAAGTGACATCAGTGCCGCTAATCGTAGCGACAACTGCCTGACCGCTACCAAACCCTCTATTCCAGAAAATAATACTTTTTTGTGCGGTTTCGTCGTAGGTTACTTCGCCGTAATAGAAAGTACTTGACTCAAACTGCGCCTCAGTTCCAAAAGAAATACTCGTCCCCGACACCGTGCCCACGCGGGCCTTGCCGCGATTATCACTATCTCTGTAAGCAATCAAATGTTTTTGAGCGTTGATGTCGTAAGCTATGCCTCCGCCGTATGAGTTGGCAGAGTTATAAACAACCTCTGTGCCAAAACTAATATCCGTACCGCTTATCGTGCCGACAACAGCCGTGCCATAGTTTGAGTTGTCATCGTCATAAAAAATGATAACCACCTTTTCTGCATTCGCATCATACGAAATGCCCAGAGGGGTAGTTTGCGCGTCAGCAAAAGCAACCTCTGTACCAAAAGTAATTGAACTTCCAGAAACAGTGCCTACTCGGGCTTGTCCTTTATTTGCGTTTGTATTGTCTCTGTACGCAATAACCACCTTGCCCGCACTTGAGTCATAGGCTATTAGAGTTTGAGAGACATTATTGCTATCAACAACGGCGGCAGAACCTAGTTCTGAACCACCTAACGCTACTTGAGCTACATCACCATCTGCCTCAACAATGACAGGTTTTCCAGCCGTAATCGCGCCTTCAGCCGTAGCGGTGTAATAGGCATCAATGATGTTGGGGTCTTTGCCCAAGAACTTCATGGCTCAGACCTAGCTAATTTCTTCGTAGCTAACAAGAACCTCAAGATCATTTGCCGTCCCTGCTGTGACAGAGATGGATCGGTCTTCTTCAAGATACATGGCTGTGTTTTTGTCTAAAACAACCAGTGCCGAATCCTGTGGAACGGATACGGTAGACACCAAGGCATATCCCGTGCCACCAATATCATCTTGTGTGTGATACTTAACGGTCACATCACAGGCTACAGACCCATCGACATTGGCAACCTGAATCATGTTGATCTTGAAAACTTTACCACTTGATGCAGCGTTGCTGACCAGCGCAGTTGCGCTTGTGTTGGCTAGCGCAAGGTAAAACGATTTGCCTGTAATTGTACTGACATTGACAATGTTTGGTGCCGCCATCTCTTAGCTCCTATCCAAATACAATAGCCATCGCAATGGCTTTGCCTGTGTTAATCCCTGCGGCTCCAAATGACAGTTTGCCAGAGCCATCTGTCAGTAACGCCTGACCGCTTGTTCCATCTGCATTTGGAAGCTCTAGGCTGTAAGTGGCAGAGGCACTGTGGGGTGGCCCTTTAAGGGTTACACCGTGGCTGTTTGACTCGCAATTAAACCGGATAGCACCAGCATTGGTATTGCCGTAAAGCTCTGTAAAGCCTGTCCCTGACGGAAATAGCTGTATGTTGCCGTTGGTGTTTGTAGACTTGATCGCGTTAGTGTCAAACTGCAAATTTTCTATTGACACTACACCGTTGGCGTCTTCAACCACCGCTTTGTCGGCTGGGAAGGCGCAAAAAATAACCTTGCTTCCTGCTGACAAATCAACAGCAGAACCGCTGTTAGAGCTTGCAAGCACGGTGGTTCTAGCGATTGTGTTGCCGCTACTGGCGTATGTTCCCAGCCCCACCTCAAAGTCAGAGTTATTGCTGTCTACAATCGCGTAGTAAGTTGTATCACTGTTTGACAGAACAGAAGAAAACGTGACAAAGTTGTTGACCGCGCCGCCCAAGGCAATGTTTCCCGTGCCGGTGGTCGTTGTTGTCTCTTTTACTCTGTCTTTAATGACAAGTGCCATTGTTTTCTCCAATTAGCCTTGATTTAATCCACCAGCTCCCAAGAAGTAGAACTTTCAACTATTGGCTATCTCCTAGTCTTTTTTAAACCGAGCCTGCAATGCGCTTGAATACAACATATGTTTTATCTCGATCTGTGGCGCCTTCAAGTCTTCCACTTACTATACTATTTGCAAAAAATCGTACTTTTTGAGTAGAAACATTTGTAATATTTAAATAAGAGGTAAGATTTATCTGATTATAATATGAAGCAGTTTCTCCTACAGCGGCGACGGACACGCTCCTAAGAGTTCCATCGGCTTCGTACGCTTGTATACCAATGCCCATATTATCGCTTCCAGTATTATAATATTGTCCAAAAAACTGTACTTCCCAATATCCTGTAACGGGAAAAGTAAAAAGTCCGCTGCTAAGAGACATTGCCGTACCCAAAGTAGGCTGCAAATTTGGATATGCTGCACTATTTGACCAAGTAGTAATTGGAACTGCATCGGATGTAATGTTTGACGTTATTCGCCAAGTATCTAAATGAGTAATGCCATGAGTAACCCAGCTTAAAACTCCTGACCCATCTGTTTGAAGAACTTGATCTGCACTACCATCGCTTGTAGGCAAAGTTAACGTGTAGCTAGAGCCTAGCGTCGAAGCCGCCTGCAAAGCCACGTACTCGCCGCCAGAACTATCTTGTAAACGAAGATCACCCTGTCCGGTCAGGTCTACCTGAGTAGCTGTGACAGGGCCAGTAAAAGATGTTGCCGTTACACCGCCGCTAACCGAGACATTACCCGAGGCGTCTCTGTTTACAGACTTATCCGCAGGATAGGTCAGGAACACATCTTTGGTTCCCGCACTAAAGTTCACGGCATTGTTGCTATTGGAACTGGCAAGAACCGTGGTGCGGGTTATCGTGTTACCGCTACTTGCATAAGTGCCTAGACCAACCTCAAAAGCGACGTTGTTGTCATCAATGATGGCGTAGTAAGTGGTGTCCGCATCCGACAGGACAGACGAAAAGGTGCGGAAGTTGGATTCTGCACCCCCGAGCGTAATCGCGCCTGTACCTGTCGATGTGGTGGTTTCTTTTACGCGATCAGCAACGACCAAGGCCATGATTATGCGATCCTAATAATAGCGTTAGATGCGTCAGCCGTTGGGAACACAATCGTAAAGTCACCAGAGCTTGATGACTTATCAGCGCCAAAATCCAGAACAAGCACGGTGTTAGTAGTTCCGCTGCCACTACCTGTCGTGGTGTTATAAATCAAGGCTCCACGCGCCGTCAGGGTGCTACTGGAGAACGTGAGATCGGCAAAGTCGGTCAAGGCCGTAGTTCCCGAAGTGGTCGGGGTCACGTTGGTCAGTGTTCCCCCACCCGCTGAGTAGCCTGTTCCGCTAATCTCATTGCTGGTTGTATACGCCGTGGTTGACGCATTAAAACTAGCAGAGTTGGTGTACATTGCCAGCTTGTACGTATCGCCAGAGCTATTTGTAAAATCGTGTTTGGCCTGAAGCAGTTCTTGCTTAAAGCTGGTACACATAAAATTTCCTGAGAAGGCCATGTCATAATCTCCCGATAAGTTCAGCCAAATCTTTGTGCCCTGCATCAAGCAGAGCGTTGTTAACAGTAGTCCTGTCGCTTTGAACGGCTTCCTTCATGTAGAAGACAAGAACCGCTCTCATATGCTCCTTATAAGCTATCGCTTGATCTCTGATAGCGGGCGGTGCCGTATCAGAAACGCTAAGAAGTTTGGTTAAGCATCGGTCAGCCACCTCTTCCGGGGTGAAACCACGATGTTGAGTAGTCTGAACTTCGACTATGCCCGGTGATAGTGTAACCCCTTCAAAGTTCATTGTTTAGGCCTTATGACCATGCCGGTCATATATTGATCCGTCACTTCTTTAGATTCTCCAAACTGCTTCATACCAATAAGAGCGTTTTGCAATTGAGCAGTGTACAGAGCTAGAACATCCTGCTCACCTTTCATAAAGGTGTACGCCTCTAGCAAACTGCCGTATAACAGCGCCAAGGGCGCGTTTTCACTAAGCCATGACTGACTTGTATCGCTCAAACTGGTCAAACTGGCGGGTCGGTAGTAATAGTGTAGCTCCGCGGTCAAAGCGGCATCTGGAGTAGGCGCTAAAATAAAATTACTGCTATCAAACATCGCGTAGTATCTAGGCGTCCCTGTGGTGCTACTGTTTGGGTTAAACGTCTGCAAAAAATTAACGTCTTTATATTCAACAAAAATTTTGGACGAAGAAACTTCAAAAGAAAGCGAAAACGGGGCCAAAAAATCAGACGGGCAATCTAAAAACTGATTAGAAGCGGTAGAAGTCCCCACCACATTTTTACGAAACTCCGAAAGCTGTACATTTTTGAGAATGCGCTCTTCAGCATTGCGGATAAACACAGGGAGATTATTGGTAAACGTCGTTTCGTCGTTTTCCGTGTAATCTTTTATGGCCTGTTTTAATTCACCAAAAGTAAAACTCATGAGGTAGTCACCGTAACTGAGCCTACAGAGCCTGTCAGAGCGTCGGTCGCATCAAGCTCTGATGGCAACTGAGCTACACCCGAGGTAGACCAATTTCCATTACCCAAATAGCTAATACCATTTGTAGTCTTAACCAAAAAAGCACTGGTTGGATTGTCTGGCTGTGGTCTAGGGTTTAACAAAGCTTGTGGGTCCACAGCTTTCCTACGAGGCTCTAGCTGGGGGTGTTTTGGCTCATACTCATCAGGACCCACCAACATCCCCGTCCACTCACGTTTCATTTCGTTTAGCTTGTAACGAAAGCCCGAGCGATCTGATATGCCGTATGCAAACTTACCGTTAGCAAACCTAGCCATTACAGAATCCTTGAGTAAGCCATTGAGGGTTGAATGTTAAAAGAAGACCTGTCCCTATCCTCAGATGCGGCCCTGTCAAACTCTTCTTCATAGACCGCCTTGAGAAGCTGTACGCGTTCAGGGGCACGTTTCATTGAAAGGTAATACGCCAAACCTGCGGCCAAACAAGGGTAAAACCGAAACGGCAAATCCATGGTGTTTGTAAACGTGTCTGCGTCATCCATACGTACAAGCTTGTCAATAATGACTGTGTCTGTGCTGTTTTCAGGTACAGGCCACAGCTTCAACACAGGGTTGATTTGCCGATCTACAAAGAACTGAGAAGGACGTGCTTTGGTCGTTTTAGTGGGTATATTGATGTAATCGCCCCTACTAATCCGTTCCAGCGCAAAATCTGTTCCACTTCTTCGTATGACGGCGTCCAGCACGTCAATGGTGGATGCTCCAAGCGTATACTCAGCAGTGTCTTCGGTAAGCGAAACCGTTGTTTGCTCAATTGTCCATTGATTCAAACCCCGGTTTGCCCAATCGGCCAACATCAAGTTCAACGACCTTTTTGCAGTTTTAAGGTCATAACCCGTGCGGACTTCTAGCCCACAGCGTTCATAAGCCTCTTCGATGTAGTCACTTACATCTAACTCAAAGTCTGTTGAACCTGACGTAGTCATTCTTTAGCCTTTTTTCTGATTTTCTCTAACAATCGCTCGTCGTCAGTTTTTCGTTTAGGCTTTTTTTTCGGGAGAACAGGCTTACCTTTACCTAAACCAGAACCAATACCTCTTACCGCTCCAGCCCCTGCCGACCCCGATTTTTCAGCAGAGCTAAGGTAATCATAATAATCACTGTCCTTTCTAGGACCTTCGTGATCAGGGATAATGGTTGTTTCTGACCTAGGCAGAGTCACACCACCACCTTTTTCATAACCTCGGACCCGTGGCTTTGGACAAGGGCTCATAGCTTCCTGTTTGTGTGCGTTTACCGGACCACCGTGCTTCATGAAGCCCATCTTGTTTCGGACCTCAGTCGGTAGTTTTGGCAAACCTTTGTTCCCCTTTGGAACAGGCTTTAAGTCCTTTTTCATGGCTACAAAGACTTCTTTGAGCTACTACGGACTACGGCACCGCCCATGCCTCTTTTAATAGGCTTGGCTTTTTTCTTGGCTTTTACGCCGCCGCCACCTCTTTTCTTAACAGGCTTGGCTTTTGCTTTTGGATTACCACCGCCTCTTAGGCCGGGGGGTTTGTCCTTCATTGCCATGCCACCGCCACGCATTTTCTTAGGCAGTGCTTTTGCTTTAGGCGGGGGGTCCATCATGGCCTCGCCGCCGTTTCTTTTCTTAACAGGCTTGGCTTTCGCTTTTGGATTACCACCGCCACGCATTTTCTTAACAGGCTTGGCTTTTTTCTTGGCCATACCATTTCTCATTCCCGGCATCACAGAGTCTCCTATATAGTTCCTGACGCTCATCCCACAAACCAGCGGTTTCTGGGTCATTTAGGTACTGATCATAGTACCCCTTTTCTCTCAGCATTTCTGCCGATTTTTCAATAGTGGAAAGCCGTTGCACAAAAAACATGGCGTATGGCTCGTCCACTAAATAATCAAATTCTTGGTCAAATGCCTCTTCGCCTTCGTCATACGGGTGAAAGCCCATGACCCACAAGTCTTTTTGCACAAAAGTGCCTGTAGCTATGGCGTCATTCAAAGCCCCGATGTAATCATGAAATTCTTGTGATTCACTCACAAAATCAAATTGCACACACAAAATTACATCGTAGGTGTCATCAAACTGTGACAAAACTGTGTATAAGTGGTGCATAGATTTTTCGTAACTAAACGAAAAACCTACTTTGTCAGATAAAAAAGCTTTTCTGGCGTAAGGACACGCCGGAAGGTTGTTAAAAAAAGAGTTAGGCTTATCTAGAACTTGGTTTGCCCATTCTTTTATTTCTTCAATGACTTTTTGTTCTAGGTCCATGACTAGTCATACCTAGTCTTTTTTCTACGCTCCGGCATCACGGCACCACAACCCCGGTGATTTTTACGTATTTCTCCACCATTGGCGGCTTTGCGGACTTTAGCGGCTTTAGTATTAGCTACGACTTGCTTACCTTTCGCGCCCTCACGCTTCTTTTTACGCGCTGTAGAGGCACGTTCGGATTTGCTCAAGCTGTTGGCTTTAGAACGAGGCAAACAACGATCTGGACGTTTTTTATCTTTAGAGGTGCCGCATTCACCAACAATGTTTCCACTGCTATCAATACGGACCCAATCTTGGTCCAGCCAATTTTTAAGTTCGCCCATTGCCTTTTTTTCCAGATTTTTTTGAACCCGGCAAAGTTTTTTCTAAACGGTCTGCTTGACCAGCGTGTAGTTTAGATGCTTTACGCAATTCAGCTATCATCTTTCGTTTCTGAGCAACAGTTAATTCAGCCATTTCAGAACCTTACTTCCCTTTTCTTTTGCCACCTTTTGATTTCTTAGCATAATTAGGGTCTTTGCAATATTTACTAGCGGCTAAATTAGCGTAAGCAGAGGGGTATGTGTCAAAAGTTCGCTTTGCCCACGCCTTACCTTCAGGACAAATTTTACTGCCCTTGCTTTTACTAGACGCCGCACCACCTTTACGCATGTAAGTGACTTGGACTTTTGATTTTTTTGGCCCTGTTTTTACCCTTGAGCCCGAAATCCCCATACCCATAACATCACCCTATCATCTTAGTAAAAATGGGGGCGCTTATAATCAAAACAGCTAAACCCCAAATTTTTATATCTAATTTGTTTAAAGACTGTTTTTGGTCATCCAGCCTTTCTTCAATACGAGCATAACGAAGCGCACATTCCGCCTCATGCTGGTTTAGCTTGGCTAAAACATCTTCTAACCTCATGGCGATTACCAAGCTTTACAGGACCAATACCTAGCAGAAAATTTATCCTTTGCCGTATCACAATTGTGACGCGCTCTAAAATTACTTCTGCGGCCCGGCTGTGACTTTTTAATCGACATGTTCGGATCACCAAAGCGAACAAGTTTTACTTCCTTGCCTTTTTTAGCCAAAACCGCACTTTTTTTGGACTTTCCGGGGGTTTTTTTAGGCTTGTTGTAGCCCGAAAAAGTTTCCCCTCGGTAGCTTAAACGACCAGAGGGGAGCCTTTTTACGTCTTTGGTGGTGGCCATCAGCTAAAAAACACCGTGATTGCTGTAATGTTAGTTAAAACACTGACAAAAATATCAGACACTTTTATGCCTTCATCAGGGATATTAACTGAGTGTGTTTCACTCGCAGAAAAATCCAAATCTAGTACTGTGCTACCCCCACTAGCGTCAGTAATGGTTAGCCTTGGAGTACCAGATGCTGAAAAAACTTGAATCTGACGAATACGAGCAGGCCCTACACCAGCAGAGCCTGTTCCGGTCAGACGTTTTGATCTTACGTCTGAATTAGCCATGGAAATCTCCCGTTATGATGCGTCAGAAGTGCTGGAAATTCCAAAAAACTTCAAAACAATAACTGTGTCGCCGCCGGGATCTCCCGAAACAACAAGCTCAACCTCGTCCGCTGTACCAGTAGCCGCAGTGGTTGTTCCACCGGACATGCCAAGGACACCGTTACATGGGAAAAACCCCTTGAAACCAGTTGAATTTAGAGCGGCAGAAATACCATCAACAAAACCGTCAGTATCAGCATCTGTGCCGATATCATTAAGCGTGACAGAGTTTGCGGCGGCGGTAGTAACGGCAATTGTAACGCCCATAGGGATAAAATTATCTGGAATACCAATTGCAGACTCTTTGCCCGTAGTGGCACCGTCAGCTACCGTGATAGTAGTTTCGTAGGTAGAAAGCGTCATGGTGCTGGTTACAGCGCCGGTAGTGGAGTTTTTGGTGATATCTGAAAAACCGTTTTCGGAACGGACGGGACCGTTAAACGTAGTATTAGCCATGAGGTTCTCCTGTCGTGGCCAGTGTCAACCTCAGTATGAGGCTGTCAGGAAAAATTTATACTAACATAAATGTTCCACGTGGAACAAAAAAGCCGCCCGAAGGCGGCTTTGTTTTTAAGCACCCGGTGTGGCAAAAACACAACGCCAATCGGAAACTCCAAAACTGTATCGCTCACGCGCTTTAAAACGCATGTTTCCAGTATCAAAGTCACCTTCCATGGCAGTCTTGATGGGGCTTCTGTTAAACATTTTAAAACCGTTAGGTGCGTCAGTCTTAATGAAGAACGCATCTGTGTCGGTCAAGAAATGATTAACTACCGCCCCATCTGGGAGCATGCCCATGGATTTCATGGCATTTAGGTCGTTGTCCGCCGTGGCAGTTCTTAGGTTAGAGTTAATTACTCTTTCCGCAATAAATTGCAGTTCTTTAGGAATAATCAACTTCATACCACGTACCGCGATCTTCAGACCACGCTCATCCGTGAAACCGGCAATGTCAATCAACATCTGCTCAAGAGAAGTCTCGTTGAGGTCAGCGGCAGTTGACAGCAAGTTACGCTGGTTCCCTGAAAGGGACGGGTGAGCCGAAGAGCAGAGAGCGGCACCATCTCCAACAGGAGAACCGGTGCTAAAGGCGTTGTTCAGAATTGAAGCGGCCTTAATCTGCTTGGTCTGGGACATGGATCGTGCCAAAGCACGAGTGTAACGAGAAGCAAGGCGGTCATACAGGTTGTCTTCAATCGCCTCTTCGGTGATTGAAAATGCCAGTGCAATCGTTTCGTGAGTATAACGTGCAGTAAATGTCTCCTGCGCGTCATCAAACGAAATAGCACCACCTTCTGACTTAACCGGCGCAGTGCCGAAGCCAGACAGCATTACTTCTTCTTCAAAAGCACGATCTGAAGTCTCTTCTTCAAAGATTTCAGAGTGTTCTTGCTCGTAGCGATCATACTCAAGTCCGAAAAGAGCGTTAAGCCCCGGCTCAAGTTCCTTCGCCAACTGTGCGCGAGAAATAGCCATTACTTAATCCCCCTTAAATGCCGGTTGAGTCGGCAGTGGTTTGTGAAGCAAAACCACGTGTGCCAGCGTTGAAATGAGCGTTCAATCGAACAAGCAGATGTGCCCCTACTGAAGCGTAATCTTGATTAGCTTCATCATCAACCAAACCTACGATACGCAAAGGTAGCGTAGCAGTAACAGCAATACTGCTTACAGAAAGCTGAGAATTTGACTTGCCTGTATCGGTAGAACCGGTACGGGCAGAAGTTCCCAGACTTGCGTTAGCAAAAACAGCCGTTAATGCAGTAGCTCGGTCAGTGAGAGATGCATCCGCCGCAACGACGAACAGTTGATCAGGGTTATCAGCCACAAGAGCCTTTACAGGAAAATTGGTATCTACCGATACGCTTCCTGATCCGGGCCAGTAATTAAGAAACACAGGTTTCTTTTGTGTGGCGTCTTGATATTCAACCCCTACCAGAACGCCAAGGGCTTGCGTAGTGCCGCCACTTGTAGCTCCAGCTTGGTCTATAACGCCTGCGGCAGTGGGAACACAGATGCTTCCGTTAAAAATAGCATTAGTGTTGTTACTAGCAATTTCATACTGAGTAACTCCGGTGCTGTTAACACCGCTTCCTACCAGACCTACAGGACGAAGACCAAAGGCAGTTTCTTGATTTGCCATAACTTAGTTCTCCATTCTGTGCGGCCCTATTTTTTGGGGCCGCCAAAAGTTACACGACTCTGGCGTTCGGGTTTACCGATTGCCATCGTTGGATGAGCGTTTTCTCGCATCATATCGCTTTCCACAGCTTCGATCTGGTCCGCGTTACGTTGAGCAAAATACTCAGCGCGTTCTTCTACTGTTTCCAACGGTATACGAGCGAGCATCAATCCGCCAACACCAAACACACCCTCATATTTACCCGAATCAATTACCGGTGCTTCAAAATCTGGATACTCATCTTGGCGAACAAGCTCATAGCCTTCTCGCAACCTTGCCGAAATATTCTTGGTGTCGTCAAAACCCCTTACTTCGGCGCGTATCCAACGATGTTTAAAGCCCTCTGGTGCGGGCGGGGCGTCTAACATAGACGGGGGAGTCCAAGGCTTACGCCGTCCCTGTGTCTCCCTTGACGCTGTTTCACGTGAGGAGCGGTTAATGCCCTCAAAGCCTTTCTTCTCTGTGGACATAGTCTTACTCCTTTACGTATTTCGCGTATTCTTCAAGCGGCACTCCCAACTTTTTAGCAATTGTTACTTGGGTCGGGGAGAGTTTGACCCTTTTACCACTGCGCCCAGTTTTGGTGGAGCGTGAGACACCGGCAACATTCTGAGCGGGCTTGCGGCCAGTGGATTGCTCCTCTCCAAATTTATGCGGGAACTCCCGCTTAATTCTAGAGTCCAATTCATTGTAGTAGTCATCCCCTTGCGGGTCAAACCCCTCGTCTTCCACTAATTTTTTGTGAATTCCAAAGGCGGCAAAAGTCATTGCCTCGTCTTGACCAAACCAAGAGTTTTTTTCCGCCCACTGCTCTGCTTTGGGATCAGGCCTTTGAGGCTGTTGTGGGGCTTGTTGTTGCGGTGCGGCTTGTGGAGCCTGTTGTTGCGGAACCTGTTGATTAGCTTCAGCACGTCTCTGAGCTTGAGCATATTGGTTAGCCGCAATGGTGATATCCGTCAGTTCTTTCTGAGCGACTACGGTTCCTTCTGCATCACCTAACTCAACAGCGCGTTTGAGGGCCGCTTCAGCCTGCTGTTGTTGGAGTTGGATGCGCTGACCGTATTCGGTCATAAAACCTTGATCTAGGTTTTGCATCCTCTGTTTGATTTGTTCTGATTCGGCCTGCACATTTTGTGCAAACTTCAGGGCCTCTTCTTCACGACGCTCGGCTTCGCGCATTTTTTTAGTCAAACGATTAATGCGTTTCTGTACAGATTCGCTGTACTCGGCCATTTCGTCGTCAGGCGAGGCTTCTTGCTCTACCTCAATCACAGGTTCTTCCGAATCAGTTGTTCCACGTGGAACATCTTCTTCAGGTTGCTCAATCTCCACCTCTGTGGCTTCAGCATCTCCCACATCTAATTCAAATTGAGGTTCTTCAGCAGGTTCTCCCATGGTGCTTCTCCTTTACAAACTAAGAATGTCTTCTGGATCGTCAATAGTCGCTAAGATTTCGTCATCATTCAAAATCCTGCACTCCCCGCCGTCAATACGGAACCGAGAACCAGCATAACGAGCAAAGATTACCCACTGTTTTTCGGTGCACCATGGGCCGTCAGGGAACTTTTCAGCGTCTTTGTAGCAAAGGGGGCCTTGCTTAACGACATATCCCACGACAGTCTGAAGCTGAGTGTCGTTCAAGACTTGATTGGGAATATAAATACCGCCTTCCGTGGTTTCTTTACCGCGGTATGGGAGGATTAACATGCGCCAGCCGGTGGGCTGTGGCATACGCTCCAAAAGACTTTTGTCCATGGCCTCGGGGTCAAGTACCTTGGGCTGTGGAGCTTTGTAAAGGGATTTGACGCCTTCTGCGGCGGCGTCTAGGTCAATTTCTTCAGCTAGATCAGTCATTTAGTTGCTCCTGTTTTTCTAGCAGGCCCGAGAGTTCCTGTGCTACATGATTCAAAGCCGATAGCTCCCCCATAAGGTTTTGGTACTGCTCCATCGACTTTACGCTATTGTTTTCCAACAATTCTAAGACTTGTGTGCGACGTTCCTTTATAACCTTTTGTATAAATTGAACTAGGTGTAATGAGTCCACATGCGCTCCATCTCAGAAAGTCTTATCTATATACCACGACAGTCTAAAAGGAGCAACTAATATGTCCACATCACCGGAGTAGAGGTTCTTTTGTCTACATGAACAAATGTCTTGGCTACGCCAATGCCTGTAAATCCATGCTCTATAGCTTTTTGCACAACTGCCAGTCTTTGCACACCGTCTGCTACTGATATGTCAACAGCAACTCCCGAGTTGTGCATTCCCGGCTTTGACTTCTTTGCCTCTACGCTATGACTGGCAGACCTGAATCCAGAGTTAACTATGAACGGAAAGCCGCAGGCTTCTCTTAGCTCGTCAAGACTCCTGATAAAGTCCAAGTCCATCTCGTTCTCACCTGTCTCCTGACAGTTAAAATCAGACAGCTTGAAGTATTTAAACTCGCTCACTCTTTTTTCCCAAGAAACAAACCAAATGAGCCGGTCAGAGCGCCCGTCATCACAGACACCAGTGCCGCTTGCTCGGGATTGGGGTCAGGCAAAGACATAAACCACTCAACCGTCCGGTATGTCATGGCAATCATGGCAAACATGAGTATCCGCGGGATGATACGCCACGCGTTAAGCTGTTCTGGCGTCAAGATTTTCGTCCTCTTTCTTTCCCCACCAAACCACTACAAACGCACCGCATTCGGGACAAGAAAGATTAGTTTCGATTAAATGCTCATCGTCACGATCATTATCGTGATCGCCGCCCCAGATCAGTTCAGTTTGGCAGTCATAACATTTCATTTTTCGCGAGCTACCTGTTTGGTCTTCTCAAAGGTCCGTAGACCACCGAGGCCCAACATCCCAAGCAAAACTGTAAGAAGGCTCTCCATTTCAAACACAGGTAACGGAGGGGCTTCCACACCAGCAAATGTGATGACAAAAACAGCAATAGGCTGGCCGACAAAGTGCCAAGCCAGAGCAACACCGCAAGTCCACCCAACAAATGGTCGCCAGCCCGCGACAAACATAGACTTGTGTGCCGCTTCGGCCTTGTTAATCTCAATCTGACCTTTTGCAAGCTCTTGAGCATGACGCTCGGACATTGTTGCAATTTCATGTGCAAGCTTCGCCTTTTCGTCAGCGTCCGGTATAAACTTATCCAGTAAACCGGTAACAGGACCTATCAGTGCTTGTAGCATCAAAACCCCCTAAATTAAGCGTTAGTGAAGCGTGAGCCACGTAAAGCCGCCCCCATACCACGCTTTTTGCCTGTAGTTACCTTGGCAAACGTAATATCCGGAGTCTTTTCCTCTTTTGCTACAGCATAAGGAATAGAGCCTTGACCTTGAATATCGGCCTTGGCTACAGGGTTTGGGGGGTTCTTGGGCGGTGCGCCGTCTACTTTAACTCTCATATCAATTACCTCGTTTTAACAATTCACGTTGTAAAGCCGCGTCGATTCTAGCCTGCGTCTGTCGTTCCTGACTAGCAAGTCGTTGCTGGAACTCAGTCTGCTTGTTAGCCATACGTTGTTGATCCATCTGCAACTCTGCCTGATCCATCTGCAACTCTGCCTGTTGCTTCTGAGCATCCAACTGAAGCTCCTGTTGCTTGAGTTGCACCAGCGGGTCACCTTGGTTCTGGCCCGTGATCTGTGCTGTAAGCTGTTTCAGCTTGGCAAACTCTTGTGCATTGATTTGAGCGACCATGGCTTCTAACTCAAGCTCCATGTCCGCGTTCAAAGGTTGGCCACCGGTTCGTTGCAACATTTGTGCCGTAGCCATTTCCTGACATTTCAATTTCACATGTTCAATGATGTGCTTTTGAAGAGCTATCGCGGCAGTAGGCATCGCCTGTAATGTAGGAGAAGTCGAAAAAATTAAATGCGCCATAATGTGTGCATCATGGTCCTGACCCTCAAAGGCCTTCAACTGAACACCATCAAGAACATCCATGTTTTCCTGTGCGGGATCTTTTGGTATTGGATCGTCTGAGGACGGCGCTATCAATATTTTGTCTACGTCATTGACCCCCAAAGCCTCATACATACGACGATATGCTTCATGCATATCATGCATTTGAGGGGCCTGCATGGCCATCTGTAGCTGGGCTTGCGCCAGTGAAATACGCTGTGCCTGCGAGAAAGAGTTGGGGTTTGATACCGGAACAACGTCTATCCGGTCATCAAAGTCCCGTTGCATGATCGCACGATCACCCCCCATCACCGCATAAGGGTATTCCTGCGGCAAATACTCGGACATTACCCGCGCGAGAAGCTTGAACTCCTGACGCATCCCATAGTGCAGACGTTTATGCACCGCACTCATGACCCGTGAGCCCTGTTCCAACAACGCTACCGTCGTTCCGACAGCCGCCTGCTGGTTACCATCGCCCACTTTCATGTCCGTAATCGTCGCGAACCGACGACCCGCATCTACCACAAAGCCCAGAAGCTGGAACAACGTGGTGTCTGGACCCTTGAACGGCAACGGCATTAAAGAGTCCCTGATAGCCCCACCGGGCGCATCTACATCCCTAAACTCACCGGGCTGTAGCGGTTCTTCATCGTCCCTGACCCGTAGGCCACGGGCCTTGAAACCTGCCGGTAGATTCGACAACGTACCCGCATCAATCAACTGACGTAAGGCCGCAGTGGCTGTGCGAGACAGGCCACCAATGGTATGGATTAAACCAAGGCCGTAAAATCCAAAACCCGGCAAAAACTTGTAGTGCACGAAATACTGGATCTTTTTCTTTACGTCGTCTTCTTCTTTAAAATTGCGTCGAATAGACAGAACTTGGCCGCTATCTTCGCTTATCGTGACGATATACGGAACTTTGATGCCCGTTGGCTCGCCATCTTCCCCCGTGTCTTCAAAACCTTCTAGGTCCAGATTGACGTGGCACTCAAGCAAAGTGCAGTCATAATCCAGATTGCTGGGTTCTACCCCATCTAGTTTATTGATCTCACCCGTAATCTCGTCTTCTGCGCCTTGCGCCGGAATAACGGGGATGTCCCTGTAAAAACCCATGACCTGCCGGATACGCAGATCATTTAAAGTCATCTTCACGACCTGAGTGATGTTTTCACAAGAATCTAAATCACTGGCACCATACGGCACCACAATGTCCTCTGCGGGGACAAACTTGCTGACAGCGCGATCTATCGCCTCGTCATAATAAACTTTCTTGAAAGTAGAACCGGCCAGCGGCAGGTAAAACAGCATCTGATCAAACTCAGGCGTGTACTCCTCCATCACGTTGGTGATGTAGTAGTTCATAAACTCTTTTACACGAAACGCCTGCGCTTCGTTTTCTCGCGTCTTTTCACCAATAATCTGGGTGCGAACAGGCCCTGACGGCGGCAAAAGCTCATTAAATGCCTGTGCCTGAAACTGTGTGGCCGCTTCTGCAAGCAATGGGTGAGTTACGCCCGTGGCCCCTCTAAAGGGCATTGTGCGCTCTTCGTAATTGTACCCCAAAAGCTCCAAGCCCTTGGAATACGCGTCCTCCCACTCGGAACGCGAAGATTTGTTAGCTTCAAACTCGCCTAAAAGCTCTGAAGATAGGCGGCCAAGCTCTCTATCGTCCAACTCCTCTGCCAAGTTGCGATAGAAATCGCCGTCATCAAGGCCAACCATGGCCATAGGATCAAAATCGACAGTAACTCCACCATCTTCTTCGGCCTCAATCTCTATGCCTTCCGGCAAAACCTCGTTGACTTTACCTACAAAAGTACCGGGTGCGGCTATCTCAATGTCCAACTCAAGATCGGCATCTTCTAATTCAGAACGAGGGGCCGTGCTATCCATCAACGAAGATAGCTGTGCTTTATCGTCACCATTGGCCATCAGGCACTCCTAGTGTATGGGGCAAATGCGCCCACGCCGCGTCTTATATCATATCGCGCTTCACCGCCCATAGCATAGCCTCTCATTTTGCGGCTTTCTTCGGGGGTCATATATTCAGCTTCTTTAGAAAGAATAAGCTGATTAATGAGTTTTTCAGCTTCGTCTCTTGTCTTAGCCGGAAGCTCGTAACCTAACCGGTTGTTATGCAAATCCATCCGACGACCACGATGTTCGGGATTAAAAAATTCAGAAATACGATCTAGTCCAAAATCTTCACGGTTTTGAATTGATTTAAAAGCGCGCTCTGGGTCCGGTGTCTGCGTAGTTAGCCACCCTAAAGCTATATGTCTTGCGGCATCGGCTGTTCCATCAAACTGACCGGCTTTTCCGTATTTTTCTCCAACAGAATTGGCCCAAGCAATAGCGTCGTCGTCCATTCCTAAATGTGCCGCGTACTTTGATTCTGCGTAAGCCCGCGCTTCATTAATTAACCCCATTATTCCATCTGACATGTTATCGGGCCATGGGCATGATGCCCGTTTGCATCGTGGGCCGTGGTGCGGTTTTCGCGAGGTTACGGCGAAGGGTCGCTTTAGATCGTTCTGGATTCAGGAAAGTCTCTAACCCTTGGCCGGTCATCGACATGTCCATGCCGCCGGTCAAATCCACAATGCCACCCATAGCGAACTGCCCCGCCTGTGCTTCGGCGGCTTTACGCTCTTCCATGGCTTTGAGTGCGGCTTGTGTAGAAGTTAATCCTGTCCCACCGGTAGGCACAAAAGGTGTGGACGAAATTGCTTGCCCTTGAGCCAAAGCCACGTCACCGGGATCTACGTCAATATTGCCCTGTCCGCTGACATCCCCAGCAATTAGACTCTGAAGCTTTGTTGAATCTCGTCCTGTTGCATCATAAGCCGTCAAAATTTGGTTGGCTTCAGCGTTTGTTAGCTGATCGCCCCGACGGCTTTCCACAAGAAATTTAACAACGTCGTACACACTTTTCTGCTCGTCATCCAATGCCATAAGCTCTTCGTCAACAAAGGGCGTCGGGGTAGGGGTAGGGGCGGTAGTGACAGGAGTAGTAGTTTGCGTTACGGGAGTAGGCGTGGCAGTAGGCGTGTAAATATCTCCACGGCCCTGTGTATCCTCCAAGTTGACCGGCTGTGCGTCAGCCGTCGTAGCAGTCAATGTGGGCGTTGGGCCAGAGGGTGGGACATACGGATAAGCTAAATCAGACGCCGGAGTCTGGTATGGATTTACCGGGGCCGGTTGGGTCATGGGATCAAACTGACCATCGTTGTAAGTGTAAAGGTTAGGTTGTTCCGAAGAATCAACAAGCACATCACTAGTCGTAAAAAAGGGCGACCTTGGCGTACCGCCCATAGGACGCACCGCGCCAAAAGTAGAGCGAATCCCTTGGTCGGTATACTGCATCAAGAAATTATCGTCTGTCGCAAAGCCGCCCGTTTTGCTGGCCGCATCTATCGAATCAAATATCCGGTTCCATCTCGCGTCTGTCTCATCGTCAAAGTCTGTGCGTTCAAAAAACCGTTCTCTCTGAAAGTTCTCATCCGGACGATTAAAATAAGAATTGAGCCACGTAGCATCTCCGCGCTCATTTTTAAAATAATTACTAAACCACGCGTAGTCCTCATCGCTTACCAGACCTAAAAGACGTAACGTGTCTATCATCTGACGGTTATTGGTTTCGCGGTACGGTACAACCATGTTGCCGTCAAAGTACAAATAAGAAGGCAGTGGCGTCTGACCTTGTCCGGCTTTGGCCCCTCCAGCGCCACCCTGTCCACCCCGTCCGGTGCCCGTGGCTCCCGTTACGTTGTAACCAATGCCCATATTGGCAAGCTGTTGTTTTTGTTCTTCCGTCAAGGCGTCGTAACTAAAAGCCCCGGAAAAATTTAATCCGGCAGGGTTTGAGCCGCCAACAAGCGGTACTCCACCCCCGTTGCTCATGTATTGAGGAGCATATGAACCGATGCCGGACATCAACATTTTATTTCCCATAAGATCTACCCGTAATATTGCATTGGCCGAAGATTCGCACTCTCATCTTCCCAATAATCTGATGGCAACTGAACAAAGTTACCCTGTCGGTATCGCATCAACGCCTGCGTGGTGCTGTCTACCAAGTCATCATACTCCCCATTAGGGAACGCCGCACACTCTTCTATCACATCGTGCGCCCAAGACTCATCCGGTGCCCAAATCATCCCGCTTTCAAAAAGCGGAGAAACACTGTGTACTCGCGATACCTTATCGTTACCGCGACTCGGCGTAAAGTTTACCACAGGGATGCCCATGTTCCGTAGTTCGTGGGTCAAAGGCATACCACTCGCCTTTGCCTCAATAATTACCGTCTCAGGCTCCCAAAATTTGTAGGATTCCATCGCAACTTGCTTCAATTCAGGGAAATCCCAGCGCCCTTTCTTTGCATCCAGCAAAATTAGCCCCGCAACCGTGCCTTCTTCAGGATAAAACACGCCCCAAGTCGTAATCGCACTGTAATCCGCCCGCGTATTCTTGGAAAAAGCCGTGTCATAGCTCTGAATCACGTATTGCAACTGCGGAATCTGCTGTTTATCCCACACATTCCACCACTCGCGCTTGATAATCGCGTTTTCATCACCAGTAGGGTTCTGCTGGTACTGGGCATTCCACTTGGGCAAGGGAATTGATCCCTTTACCGCCTGCATTTCCTCAAATGACCAGAACTCCGGCCACAAAGGTTGCCCAGAAGGCATCTCCATCGGGAACTCAATGACTTCCCAAGTGTCCGCTAACTCATCGCGACCCTGTGCCCGGATCAATTGACCCGTCAAATCCTTCTCTGACCACCTCGTCATCACCACAATGATGGCCCCGCCCGGTTGCAAACGCTGTCGAGGACCACCTGTGTACCAATCCCATGCATCATCAAAGCCACTCAGCGACATCGCCGTCTGCTCAGAGTGCGGATCGTCAATAATGATCAAATCACCACCACGTCCCGCCAAGTTTGACCCCACACCTACGCCGTAATACATACCACCACGGGCCGTGTCCCACCTACCGGACGCCTTCGAGTCAGCAGAAAGCGCCGCATCAGGGAAAATCTCCAGATAATCATCTCTCTCCAGCAGATTCTTGATCTTCCGGCCAAAGTTGACCGCAAGTTCCGTGGTGTGCGTAGCCTGAATAATCTTCATTGCAGGGTTTTTACCAATCATCCAAGCCGGAAACAGGAAACTCGCAAACTCAGACTTCGTGTGACGCGGCGGCATGTTGATGATCAACCGCTTCAACTCCCCACTGGCCACTCGCTCAAGCTTCTCGGCCATGATCTTGTGGTGCCGACCCGCAATAAACTCGGGCCACATCGTCCGGACAAAGCTCAAATAGTCTCTCTGACACGACTCAACCTGCTCAATCTGCGCCAGCCGGTATTCGAGCTTCAGAATCTTCTCTTCCGCTTCCTCTAAAGACTCAAAACTAGAACCATTACTCCGCATAAACACTAGCTCTCGGGGTTAGTAAGTACTCACTTCAATTATAAACATATATGCGATCCGGTAGCTCTCAATTTTTTGCAAAATTTTTGAAGCTCTGGGACTCCTGTACGCGTTTTTTTTGAACCGTAACACGTTTCAGGGACCTCGGCTCGGGGCTTACGGGTTTTTTCCGAAAAAATTGTTCCACGTGGAACATCGATATCGTTTTTCTGTTCTGTTGTTCGTGAGAAACATGGCATTAGTTGCCGCTTGCTTAGGCGCGGGCGCGTTTCGCGGAAAATTCGCCAAAAATCGCGGCCCACGGCCCGCTGACGCGATCGGGGACTGGGTCCCGCGGACCGCGGCCCACGGGGCGCGGGGCGTCATGACAACGGCAACGGCCCGCGGGCCGCGGCCCATGGGACCGGCGGCAGGGGGCGCGGTACGTTTCGGGCGGTGCTCGGGGCGCGGACCCCGCGCCAGTTGTTACGTGTGCAAGTTGAAGTGGTTTCGAGAATGCGTTTTCGCGATTAGTGCAAAAACGGCGAAACAGAATGGCGTAAACACTAGGCTCGCGGGGGTATGAGACGCCAGGTTTTGCTGCCGAACGGTCGCCCGGTCTGGAAGCAAAAAGTGTCGGAGACGGCAGGCAAAAAAAACCCCGCCTCGAGGGCGGGGTCCAGTGGTGGCCGCTACTGGTCAGCGGCGGGCGGGTATGCGGATCACATCTTCGGGGCCATCAAAGAACCCCCACCGCGCCAGCGTGTCCCCCGTGGGCTTCAGCCTACGGTTAACCGCTCGGTATATCAGCGGCTGTGCCTTGCGCGTTTTCTGAACCACGTACTCCCCGCCATCAATCGGTTTAAAGTCGCCCAGACGTTTAACGCAGACCCACACAATCATGTCGCCGTGTATCTGATCAATCGGTGCGATCCGGATCATGATTTGCCGCCCTTAGCGCGCTTAAACTTTACGCCCATTTCCGCCAGCAGAGTGTCATCGAATTTCGCGAATTCTTCCGCGACTTGCAGGAAGGCGGGGTAATGCTTTGCCAGTACCTTTCGGTTCTGGATATCCAGCGCGCAGACTGCAGTGTGGATTCGATCGGCGGCGGTGGCCAGTTCCCAGACGCGGGTCTTGGCAACGCCAACATGCTCTAGCTCGTTTTGAAAGTTATTCGACATAGTGTCTGTCTCCAAAATGTTTACCGCGACATTGCGGCAAGCGCAGTATGCGATAAAAGCCAGACAAAAAAAACCCCGCTCGAGGCGGGGTAAAAGATAGCCGGAATTGCTCAGGCGGTTTTCTGATCAGCCGCGGACATTCTATCGATAGTCTCGCGCAACTGAATATTCGCTCGCTCCGTGTTCTCGAGATCCAAGCGCAGACCGACTAACGCGCTACCGATAATTTTGATGTATTGATCACCCTCGGGACCGCGGCCGTCCAGAAAGGCCATCACATTGTCAAAAGTAACGGAATGTGCCTCGGGCATATCAACCCCATTTAACACGGCGGCCTCGATAACTTCGGCCATATTGATATTGCTATCGTTCATTAACTCCAAGATATCTTCTGCATTGTCCGCCCTAACATAATCAGGGACTTCGTCGCACACTTCAAAAGTCGCAGTAACTTCGACCTCTTGGTCTTGGCTCAAATCAACACGTATTGACATGGTTCTATTCTCCAAAGATTCGCCGCAACATTACGGCACGGCTAGTGTCGCATACCCCGCGGTCAAAAAAAACCCCGCTCGAGGCGGGGTTAGTCGGCGGGGGTTGCTACTCCCCAAACTCACAAGCGGGGCAGTAGCCATCCCACGGTTGAACCGGCACCCCGTGCGGGCATCGGTCCGGCCAACCGGCATAGTGCTTACTCTGGCAGTCTTCGCAGACCAGTGTGCCCCCATGTATTGATGTAGACCCGCACGGCAATTCAATGGTGCGGGGGAAGGGATCAAGGGCGGGGTAATAAGTCTGCGCTACTTTGTTTTCGCACCGCATCATGAAACCCCGAGACACTTTTTCAGGTTAGCAATATCCACCAAGTCCCGACCGGTATGCGTGGGCTTTGCTAACAGTCGCGCAAGGGCGCGCTCCTGCCGCGCCCGCTTCCCTTTTTTTCTCCAAGCTTTAGCCATGGTTCTATTCTCCAAAGTCGCCGCAACATTACGGCAGCGCATACTCTCGCATATATGGCGGATAAAAAAAACCCCGCCGAGGCGGGGCTTGGTTTTAGTCGGTCCCTATCACTATGGTGGGCGGGGGCAGGCTATCAAAGTACGCATCGAGCGCAGTTTGGAAAGCTTCCCCGTACCGCTTCATCATATACCCGTAGGTAAAATGAGACGTGCCGACAATGGGGGATTGATTTTGTACGTGATCAATATAAACCCGCACCGCGTTTTCTAATTCTTCGGGGCTCGGGTTATCTTTTCGGGAGACCGTAGAAAACATCTCGTAATCGCGCATCATGACGCGGCCCCTATCAAATCGGGGTTATCCACTACAAAACCGGACCGATCGTTGCGGGCCGATCCTTTTGGGGTTAGCCCGACTATCTGACCAGTAGCAAAAGCATTGGCGATGTCATCTCGGTCCCCGTCTATCACGGGCCGCCCGCGGAACATCCGCGGAAACCCGCCCCGAAAAACTACCGCCACGGGGGCGTCCGTTTGGAAAGCCCGCCGGTTTTGGTTTCGGTATTGGGGCCGCCCGCTATAGCTGAAAATGAGCTTGTAGTTATCGGGGGTTTTTCCAAGTCTCGCCGCTTGCTTTGAATAGTCAACAAACAGAAGCTCGGGGTGCGCTTGCGGTATCCCGTACCGTTCCCACTTAACATCCGAGACAACATTAAGCCGGACCGCGCCACGCTCGCCAGTGCGCTCACAAAGCTTTGTGAAGTTAGATAACTCACGGTGCAATTGCTCGAGAAACCCCGCACGATCATTATGCAAATATGCCGCCTTACGCTGGCGCGCCTCTCGCACGTTATCGAACCGCCCGCGGCCCTCATTTACTAAGCACCAATCCATACAACCCGCCGCCTTCGCTCCCGCGCAAAGTATGTTATCCGGATAAAGCGATAACCCCGCATAGCGGAACGGGGCCGCCTTGCCGGTTTTTTTCAGTTTGGGGTTCGCGCCCCGAGTATCTAATAGTTGCATTTTTGTATTCTCCAAAGTCGCCGCCAATCGCGGCCCGCTTAGACTATCGCATACAGCAGACAAAAAAAAGCCCCGCCGGAGCGGGGCACACTTTGGAGTGTTAAATCAGTCTTCTATCTCAAAAATGTTGAAGTGGACGCCGTAGCTGTTAGGGGCATCCTGATCTTCGTCCCAGATAAAATCCTCGGTAGCGATCTGACGCGCCTGCTCAGGATTATCTGCCTCAAAATAAAAAACACTGGTTTGCACTACTTCCACGCGATAAGCGGCCACTTTAAGCCGCCATCGCCACACGTTGCCAATCGGAGCGGGGCAGATCCAACACGCGCCCGCCAAGCTTTTGCCAATCGTCCACACTGTCAGCGTCCGCGGTATGCGCTACCGCTGTAACCGCGTTTACCATAGTGGCACGGGTAACCGGCTGACCGGCATAACCTGACTGCCCGATAGTGGCCAGCAGGCCGTCCATTAAACTGGCGGTATCCTTTTTAGTAAGCGCCAGCACTTTGCCCATGGCCTCAACTGCCGACTGCGGCGAGCCCTCGACTTTGTCATCGTGCGCGGTTTTCATCTTTTCCAGCACTTCGTCAAATGACTCACGGCTGGCATACGCCGCGGTAACGTCCCGCATTTGAAGCGCCAGCGCATGATTATCCGCATCCTTTGCTTCGTCCGTCAGTAGGCCCCACGTATCAGCATCGCCTCGAGCGCCAGTGATGTGAGACTTGCGGGTACGCTTTTCGGTCTGCAATCCATTTAAGCAGGCCAGCGTCCAGTGCATTTGATACACGTTGACGCTACCGCACCCGACCTCGCTGTTACTCATGCCAATGCCAAGCGCCATGATGTCGCCCACCGCCGCGCCCTCACCCGTAATGACCGCAGACTTCAGGCGGAGGTACAGGCGCTTATCAGTCACCGTGCCGTTTACCACTTGCCACTGGGCGTCACTTTCCATTAGCTCGGGCAGGGCCGAATTCAACAGGTGCACATTGTCGAATGTCTTAAACTTATCGCTGACAAACGCTCGAGCCGTGCCCGCGTTATCAGTGTGCTGGAATGAACGAATCATTCGCACCGCCGGTTCCTTCTGCCAGATAGCATTGATCAGGCCATCAAATTCAGCGGAATAATCCTGCTGAAGGCGGCGGGCAGTCCGGACATCAATACCGGCCCGCTGGCTGATCTGATCAAACGCCACATCATTAGCGGACAGAATTTGGGTAGGTGCACCCCCTGTCTGCTCCATGATGATCTGACTGACTTTGCTACCGTCACCCGCATCACCGGTCACAAGCTGAAGCTGATTCGTCGGGGCCAGAAAGTCCTGCGATCTGGCGGCTTGATCCTGTACCTGTTGAAGCAAACGGGTCAGGGTCTGGTCTGAGTTTTCAATTGAATTTTGCATAATTGCTCTCCAAAGCAAACGCGGCAGGATTGCCGCATAGCCACTATCGCATACAGAGACGTGCAGGACAACAGTTTTTTTAAAAATTTCTATAGGCATAAAAAACCCCGCTGGGGCGGGGTTAAGAGACGTGTCTACGGGTCTGAGTCTGGCTCCGGAATTTCTTCCTCCGGATCTGTCCCACCGTCTACGCCTGTCCGATCTTTGGTTTCAAAGAACCCGTGATACGGGTCCGGCATGGGGTAACGAAAATACGGCTGTTGTTTTGGCTCTACGTCCGGCACTTTCAACCTTTTCTCGAGCCAGCCCAAAAGAAAAATCATACGAGCCGCTTGAAATCAATTGGTGGATAAGCCCCTAACTGCGACTCGCCCACTTCGGTAAAGCCCTCAATGTGATTCAGAATCTCACACAACTCCAGATCGTCCCAGATGACCTTGTGGCTAACAAAAGGCACACCATCTTCCTCCTTCAACCACGTGTCATGGGCATAGAGCCTCGCGGCTTTCTCGGTAACAAACCACCGGCACTTCTCTCCGGACTCCACAGTCCACAATGTGATCAGGCTCATGACTTATCCTCCAAACGTAAAAGCATGGATTCACAGTCTTCCAAAGATACGCTGTCGCCCACTTCATCATCATAGGCATATTCATTGCCCGTCAGATTTTTGACGTTCTTCAGCAGACACCGAAACATTTTTGTCAGCAATTCTTCGTTCGTTTTTGTCAGCAATTCTGCTCTCATGACTCGATCTCCCCATACTCAGCTTCATACTCCTCGCGAGTCCATTCGCCGCCTCCGGTCACAACATCTGTGCCATCAGGGTGAGTGTCATAGTCGCCATCGTATTCCTTACGCTTGTGGTCGTAGTCCATGATCTCAATAGCCTGCTCGAGAGAGTCAGCAGGGACGTGATAGACCTCAGAGACGGTGTAGGACTTGAAAAGCTCGTAGACCTTTGTTTCACCTGACTGCGTTTCCTTCAATTGGGTCAGGTCATCGATCGCCTGTTGAACGTCAGCAATGTAATCCTTCATAAAGGACTCTGCTTTATCGACAGACTCAGCGTGAGCTTTCAGACCGTGAACTCTTTCGTTTAAATACGGAGCAGGTGTGCCACACGTGCACGATATCCAGTGTTCGGGGCCACAATCCTTCCAGTACTGCAAGTCAGCGCAATACGCCCTTAGCGTATCGATGGCGCGGTTTATGTCTTTTGCTTTCATTGTTTTCTCCAAGTAACGGGCAACATTGCCCACCGCCACTATATGCGGGTCAGCGCATACTTGCAATACTTGTGAGGACCTCCCTGTAGGAAACAGGGAAACTGAAGTGTTTATCCGGTGTAGCTCGTAATCCCTCTAGCTTTACGTCCACTGCCCGCTCACCGCGATAAAGAAATACCTCATGGCCTGTGGCGCTGGTCAGTTTGACGGCTATCCAAACACTGCCCCTCGCGTGTTTAGTCAAGAAGGCAACTTGGTGAGGGGACATATCAACGCTCATGTTGGCTGTGGTCTTCAGTTCAATCATGTGCCAATCACCCTGATTGTCCATGATCAAGACATCCGGCACACCCAAGGTGGCTCTGGATTCTAAGCGTGTGGCTGACCAATCAGGAAAGTTGTCCCTCATCGCTTTTTTCAGAGACTGCCAGAAGCTCGCCTCCCTCTGTTTCTTGGTCTTCGGCTTCCCGTCCAGTATGTCCATCTGTTTCCTCCGCTAAACGCTCTCGAGCGCGTTTTCGATTGCCAGCATCCTCTGCCCCCGCGTCATGGGTCAAAGGGGCATAGGTCTGCTTCAGTTCGTTCAAAGCTTTCATGACCTCTTCTTTGCTCATTTGCTCAATCGTGCCGTGACGAATCTCTGTCTTGCTAACGTAGATGTCACCCTGCGCCTGACCCCTGCGGTACTCAGCCTGCACTGCCGCACTGAACGCGCCTTGCTCGAGGGCGGCATCCCGAATGATTTGCAGATCTCTCAGGTGGCGCTGGTATTCCACGCCGTACTTCTGATCAAGCTCCTGCCGGTATTCGCGAATGGCTCTGCACACATGGGGAGAAATGCGGGGGTTGGTTAGCTCAGAAGCGCGGACATGAGCAGACTTCTCAGGGTAGCCCGCATTGATGGCCGCTTCCCGCATGGTGATCTGCCCGTCCTTCGCTACAAGCTCACGTACAAACAGTTCCTGCCTGCGGGTCAAACGCTTCTCTGCCAAAGGGGGTCGGTTAGTCTGCTGGCGCTTTGCTTCCGGCAAAGCCGCCGCTTTGGTGTCCAAAACATTGGCGTATCTGTTCTTGGCCATGGGGCCTCCGTATCCGAGTAAGTTGCGATAACTTAGCTTAAAAAGCCCGATCTATATAGTATTTCTACAGAAAAACAAAAATATTTTTTTCAAAACTCAAAAGCCCTTATAGACATAGCTTGATTAAGCGCTCTCGAAATCAAAAATGTGACCAACGGGACCCTGACGGGACCTCAAGAACCCAGTATTTATGCGGCCCCCAGAGCCGCGTCCCGCCGGTCCCGCCGGTCCCGCCATTTTTCAATTTTATTTTTTATTTTTTTATTTCTCTGGGAAAACACTATATAAAAAGGCGTTTTAAGAGTTCGTAGTATTTCCGAGCTTCGGCTATTTCATTTTCGTCTACCAGCCGCTTGATCTCTCTGACTATCATCCTCTGCTTCAGCCGTCGCTCCTTCCAACGCTTCTGTGCCGCGGACGCTGACCTGTGAAGCAAGAGCCGTTCCTCGCGCACCTGCTCCAGACTCTTTTCTTTGGTGGCCCTGATAACGCCCGCCTCGAGGCCCCGTGGCCCGTGTTCCGTGGCATCATCTTCTTTCCGCCTGACCCACCGCGCCTGCTCGGGCATACGCGGTCTGATGTTCAGTTCTTCAGGTCGTTTGTACTTTCTTTTATGTGGACGGCCTTTTGGTTTACCTTTTTTCCTCAGACCATCATCTTCAAACCGAGGCCGCCCACGGTTGTCGTATCTACGTACATCTTCGCAGTCCACCAGTTCTCCGTAGCTGTAGACCAAGTCTCTGCTGGGCTCAAAGTTTTCCAGACAGGGTGTATCGTAGTCGTAGGTGCATTCGTTGTTGAGGCGAACCAGTTCATCGACATATTTATCTTGAAGTCTAAGTACGCGCGGCTTACGGCGTTTTAACGGACGATGCTTTTTGGGACGTGGGATGTATTTATTTCCAGCCCACATCCCATCAGTAATAATATGACGATATTTTTTAAGATCAGCCATAACCGACATACTCCGTCAGGATCACATGACATCCGTCACGTATTCCGTCTTCGGCACAATCCCATAAGAGGTAACCGTCATAACCTTGGCTGAGTAGGATTTTCCAAGCGAGTAGAGCATCTGCCTCGCCCCCTCCACTGCCATTACCTACCCAGTACATGTACCAGCCGTCTTTACCTTCTCGGGGTATGTCTTCGTCATGGGTCACTTCACCTTCGGAGGACCGCAGGACTTCAAAACGACCCTCTTGCTCCCAGAAAAAAGCGGCCATGCTGGTGTGCGACAGAAACTTAAAATCATCCATGTCGAAGGACAGGGTACACCTGTCGGTTTCTTCAAGGACTTTGAGCAGTACGGTAGCTTCCATCACGATAGTCTCTCTTCTAATGGCTGTACGAGCCGGTAGATATTACCTTCATAGGTGGTTTGCCGGGGTCCTACGAAGCTGGGTTTGACGTAAATCTTTTGTTGATACTGGGGGTGGTGCCTGTACCGTGGGTGACTCAGCGTCTTCCAGTGGCCTCTGCGGCGGTGTGGCTTAGGTGAAGCGTGGGTGCCGGTCCCTGCTTTCTGCGTGGTGGGCATCCGGTCAAGGAAAAGGATGTGTGGTCCGCTGGCCGTGAGCCATGGTCGGTTTTTGTACAGGGAGCTTTTCTTCTGGGCTTTGGGCTTGGTGGGCACTACCTCGACGATGTGCTTATCACCGTACTTTGCGTAATGCCAGACCATTCCTGCTTTTACATAGGACGCTACCGCGTGTGTATTTAAGCCAGCTATCTTAGTTCCCCAATATTCCTTAGATGCGTCATTCGGAATAGCTACTTCTTCAATTTCTCCCTCATCATTCATCACTCCATCAACCAGCCCCTGCCATGTAAAAACAGATTCAGGCCGATCTTCGTACTGAACGACTAAAGACAAATACTTACAAGCTGTACTGCACTTTTGAGGGTGATCAATCCGTAAATTTTTAAACGCTGAAATATGCTTTGCCGGGTCTAAAAATATGCCCCATTGAGTTACGATTAATTCATCCTTTTCTCCCGTAAGCCGGACCTTATCTTTGCAATGAAAAACAAACTCATCAAAGACGGGTTCAACCGGTTCAAGCACGGCTTCATCCGGGAAATTAAAAGTGCCGTCTTTATTTTCAAAAGGCTTTTTTGGGTCCATGTTAAAAGTTTTTTTTAGGTGGACGCCTACAGGGCCATCAAAAAAAAGAGGCTCTGTTAAAGAAATAAGGGGCAAGTTAAGAGCCTTTCCCCAGCCCCGCCAAGGTCCACCACCTTTTTTCATTTTTTTGTCTAAAAGACGAATGATTTCGCGATCTGGACGTTGCATGGTCATCACCCCCGCTTACTGGTCATGGGGCGCATGTATCGTTCTTCGGCAAGTTGCACACGTTTCTTGGAACCGTCTGCCCACATGATCTCCATCCATTTACGGCCCCGCTTCATAATCGCGGCGGCCCGTTGTCCGTTGTCCGTGTGGTATAGCACGGGTTCCCAGCCTCTATTGAGGGCTTTTCGATAAGTTAATTTCATAGCTTTCTCCTAGTAGCCATAAAACATTTTACCACGCTTTACTCTCATACGTCAAATGGTAGAAAAGCTGTGCCCTAGTCTTTACGAGTACTTTATGACTTTGACCCTCGCCTCGCATTAATACATTTTTTGTAGACACGTCCAACAACAAAAAACGCACAGACTAGGTGTTGCAACCGACCACAGCCAAGACCGGTTGGGCGTGGGACAATGAATAAACCCACTGGGACAAGGCTGTGTAGGTGCAACCTTGTCCTACCCAAAAGAGGTTGCGAGAGCCCATTCGCACCTTACAGAGGATTACTCTCATAGTCAAATGATAGAAAAACGGAAAGGGTTGCGTTTTGGTTTTCTATCGAAACTTGCGTTGGATGTATTTGAAGGCGCTGTAGATAGTCAGCACGTAAAAGGCTATGACGGTCATGGGTATGGAGATGTAGGCTAGTTCCCATGGGGACAGGAACAGAAGCTCCCACGTGAAGTGGATGGCGGACTCTACGTCCCCCATGGGGCCTACGTCATAGGCTATGTCGTTTTCTTCGAGCAGGAACTGGAGGTCGTCCCATTCTTCGGGGGTGTAGCACCGGACGTAGTCTTCCGGGCAGGGTTGCATCAATGGAGCATGGACCCGTGGGCCGAGTTCAAATAGTCCTGATGCTTCTCGAGGAGATAGTCGGTGTAGATTTCAAAGCCCATGTGGCACAGCCCCGAAAAGAACTCCTGCTCGCTTTCGGCGGACAGGATTTTCATCATGCTCTTACAGGTTTCATCCCCCAGCCATGAGTCATTTGTGGTTTCGTTTATGACAAAGTCGAGGAAAGCCTGATCGTCTTCCAACAACTGGGCAATCTCTCGACGCTGGTTAGTGGTCACTAACTTTTTATCGCTCATCTAAACCTGTTGCCTAATAAGGCTTTGGACCTTTCGAGGCAACGATTGTAAGACTTACAGCAATGATTGTCTGCCCGTGGCGTAAGTAGCGTGTCGAGTATTCTGCGGAGGATTCTCCAAAAACAACTTTCAGTGGTCCGGAAAGCGCGGCTGGATATTGTTTCCGCAGGGTTTCCGCCAAATAAAATGTTTAGCGCAATAGACATACCGTCGATCAAGTCAACGACATAAAGTTTTACTCGTTTTAGCTTCAAGTTTTTCAGCATCTTCTTTATCCGAGGGTAATGGTCAGGGTGTAAAGCTGAAATGTCTATAATGATTGTGGTTTCTCTCACCCAGTTATGCCTACCAAGCTCATAATCAAAAGGATACCACCAAGGATGGCGTACTCTTTCCATGTCATCGGCTTGAATTTCTCGGGCTTTGCTTCGTTGTCCGTGGTCCCTGACGCTTCGACGCCGCCCACTGTAACCCACGCCTCGTTCTCTGGCGTGTTCGGGTCATCTGCCACAAACTGACCAGTCTTGGTTCTTGCTCGCTTTTTAGCCATCACGCTCTCCTGTATCGGTGTACGATGGTTCTCATAAACTAACATATATGCAGAAGCCGCGCAAAAAAAACCCGGCTCTGGGGCCGGGTCGGGATCATCATTTTGCAGTCACTTTGGAGAAAACTATGGTTAATCCCTAATATCTCTTAGGAGTCCGACGATTACCCCCCATGAGAGGTTATCGCGGAATGCCAACCTATCACTCAGGTCGGATGATTTCAAGAACCTCCATGGTCGCCTCTGACAAAGGCGTAATGGACAGATCTTTTTGAATAGCTATGGGCTGTTTAAGACGGTTAGCGGTTTGCTGTCCGGCTTGTATTGAAATAAGCACGTCTTCAATTTCTTCTTGGGTTATTAATATCTTTTGCATTATGTTCCCGCTCCGCTTCACCTTTAGCTTGGAGCAATTGTTGCCAGACTTCCAGCTTGTCGAACTGATCCTTGGACACCGTACCGTTTGCAAAGTCCTCTTCAAACTTTTTCAAAGCTTTATCGAACTCTTGCTGAATGGTCATATGCTAAAGCTCTTGGAACTCAAAGGGGTGTCGTTCTCTTTCTTGAATGTGTCCACCTGCTCAGAGATGTACTCCTGATCACGATTGGACAGATTCTGCATCTTCCATTGCTCAATGATGTAGCGCAGTTGTCCGCTAATCGTGCGGCCTTCGACGCGGGCAATGACCACCACTTCCTCGTACACGTCTCGAGGTAACAAAGTGGATTTCCATTTGGTTGTATCCATTTGATTCTCCTAGATATTACCAAGTTTTCTATGGTGAGCTACACACATTTTGTGTTGCTCGAGGGTGAGTTTCTTGTTCTGTCCGTAGTACGGGATAGCTAGTCGTTGCGCTACCATGAAGTCGTTTAACGAGTCTTCGTCGCCGTCAATCATGACGGTGGCCAACACCCTGCCAAATTTACCTTTGGAATCTAATGTGGTCCGGATGGTCACCTCTGTGCCAACGGGCAACAGATTGCTCACAAATTGTTTGGCAAAGCGGCCTAATGCTTTGAGGTCCTCAGTGCCCCCGCTTACCCTGCGCGTTTCCGCAGTATCGATGCCGTACAGGCGGACGCTCATTTTGAGGGACACGTCAAATCCCAACCGGACGTTCAGAGACAGGCTGTCCCCGTCAATGACGCGTAGCACTTGGGCGCGGTAGCAGTACAATTCCATGCTATACGATTCTACGCATAGTTATGAGATTAATCAAGCTCTTCACCCTCACCCCAACTTGGCCCGTAGTCCACGTCACATTTGTTGGGAACTTGTAGCGGCACGGCGTTTTGCATGATTTCTGAAAGCTCTCGAGCGTGGTCTTTGCTCTCAACTGAGAAGGCCAGTTCGTCATGCACCTGTAGCATTGGCACGTGCCCTGCTTCACACACGTCCACCATGGCCTGCTTGGTCATGTCCGCGGCAGACGCTTGGATCAGACGGTTCAAGGCTTTGTAGGTGTAGGCCCGCCGTAGTCTGGTCGTTGGTCCGTGAGCCGCGATCGCTTCTTCGCGAGGCAGGGCTTTGTGCATCTCAAACGCGTCAGGCTCCCAAAGGTCAAAGCGGCACTTTCTGCCGCGCAGGGACCGCACACTACCGGATGACCGCGGGTCCTCCAGTTTCTTCTGTACGCCTTTCATGAGTCCTTTTACGAAGGGAACGCGCTTGTGATATTGCTGGGTCAGGGCTTTGGCTTCGTCCACACTGACATCCAGTTGATCTGACAATTTATTGACACCCATCCCATACATCATGCCGAGGTTGATGACCTTGGCTTGCTTACGGGGGATGCGGGCCATCTCGCTGACCATGGTGTGAAAGTCCATGTTGGGATCGTTTCGGTACGCATCCACAAAAGCCTCGACGCCCTCCAGCGGCATACCTTTGTAATCGCCGTAGTTCTTGGCAAAGTGCACCAAGATCCGTGGTTCCTGTTGCGAGAAGTCGATAGCCGCCCACTGCTGGCCTTCTTCTGGTAAGAATAGCGAGCGGATCATGGGGCCTAGCTCTGGATCGCGGGCCGGTATCTGTTGCAGGTTGGGCGAGTTCATGGAGATGCGGCCTGAGACGGTTCCTCCGTCGTCTGACCGTAGCTGGTTGATGTGGCTATGAATCCTGCCGTCATGTACGTATTTCAGAATGCCATCGATAAACGAGCCGCTAGTCTTGTTGAGGTTGCGGGCTTTGACGATCCACTTGGCGAGGTCGTGGTTATGTTCCGACAGGAACGATTTGGTAAAGCTGGGTGACCCTTTTTCTGTGCTGGGGTACGGAATACTCAGTTTGTCAAAAGCTTTGGCGATAGATTGTGCCGCCCAGATTTCTACATCCGTGCCTGCCAGCGCCTTGATTTGTTTGAGAGCTTCTTTCTCTTGCTTAATCAGGACTTGCTTGGTTCGTTCAGCGCGGTCCAAGTCTACCCGTATGCCGCGCTTGGTCATTTCGACAAGATGCGGGAGCAGGCGAATCTCTAAATTCCACACGTCCCACAGGTCTTCACGGTTCAGCAGGGTTTTGAAGTGATTCCATAGCTCCAGCGTAATCTCTGCGTCTGTCTCTGCATAAGGCCCTACATACATGGCGGGAAGCTTCCACATCTCGCCCTTGGGGTCCACGCCAAACTCCTTTGCGGCCTCTACCAGTGTCTTCTCAGACTTCGTCTTGCCGAGGTAGTCGTAACACAGTGCATTCAGGCTGTAGCTGAAGCGGTTTTCGTCAATCAAGCTGGCGGTGATCATGGTATCGATCACGCGGCCTTTGACCTCGAAGCCCTCTGCACGTAGCCAGCCGAGATCGTACTGGGCGTTGTGCATGATCTTGTCGGCAGGGCACTCAAAGACCTTTTTGAGCCATTTGCTGACAATACGCTTGTCTAGGTTGCCGCCGCCTGCATGGCCCACTGGGATGTAGCATTTCCAGCCGCCTACCGCTATTGCATAGCCCACCACCTCGCCGTCCTTCGTTGGCCAGCCCGGCCCCTTCTGCTTGAGGTTCGGGTCGCGTGTTTCAACGTCTATGGCTATTTCGTCAGCGTCAAAGATATCCGGTAGCTCTACGGGGGGCACCCAATCGGATTTGGGCGGGAACATCGCCATCTGTAGTTTTGTCATGCCACTTTCCTCTCTCTTAGGATGGCTTTTTCAAAGTGGCCGCAGGCTCTGCACCACCAACCCACACGCTTATTCTCTGAGGCAAGAATGATCTCTTCAGCTTTGTTCTTGCACTTGGGACACGGGGTGTGACTCATTTCGGTTTCCTTTTTCATAACGCATAGGCCCTTAGATAGTCGTCCGGTTCAAGGATGTAGAGGTTTTTCAATGTGCGGGTGACCCCCACATAGAAAACGCGGTGTAGATCATCGCCGCCTTCCTCCATGGCCGCGGCAGTCAGGTCAGGCAGGATCACCACGTTCTCTGCTTCGCCGCCCTTTGTGCCGTGAATCGTGGACAATCGGATGCGCGGCTTCGCGTTGAACTTTTCGCC